CCGTCAAGACCGTGGACTGTGCGACAGTTTGAGCACGCTTGGGAGATACGCGCAGCCGATGGCGGCTTAATCTGCTTTGTGCAGAGCGAGACCCTTGCCCGCGCCATTGCCGCGATACCGGAAATGCGGGCGCAGATCGGTAGCCTGAAAGCTGAAATAGATTGGCATTGCGAAGAAATCAACCGCCTCCGCGCGGAGATGGACTACAACGTAAGCATCCGTGAGAGGCTTAAGTTGTTGGAAGATAACAACCGTGACCTCCGCGCCGAAAAGGCGGAGCTACAGAAGCAGAACGACGCTCTAAGAGGAACCTACCCGAGAAACATAGGAGCGGAAATCACAGAGGCATTTGCAGATAACCAGTGCCTACGCGCCGAGAAGGCCACCATCGAAGCGGCCACGATAGAACGGTGCGCTAAATTGGCGGATGCTCATGACCCATTCGAAGGGGGCATAGAGATGCCTGTTGGCGACGCCATCCGCGCTCTTGCCAAGGAGAACGAGACGTGAACCAACCCCGAATGGCCCAAACACCCCGTTACCGGAGCAACCCACATGACCCAACCCAGCCCAACGATTGCGCTCACGATTTCTGGCATCACCTGGATTTTTGCCCTTTATGCACGCGTGACGAAAGAGACCGTCTTCGGACAGAATTAGCCGAATGTAATAGGCTGAAGGCCTATGCTGCGTCTTTAGGCCAGCGAACATACCTTGATCTACACGCCGAGAACGATCGCCTACGCGCGGAGATAGAAAACAAGGAGAACGAGATTTGTGGGCTCATTTTAGATAAAGACACTCTGCGTTCGCAGAAGGCGGAGCTAATCGAGATGCTGGCCACCCGCACGACGCATCCGGAATATCTGGAATTGCTGATACGGTACAGTCCTTATAGGAACGCGAACGAGACGGAGGGAACGTCATGAATGAATTTACGATCGTCTATATAATTCTACGCATGACATTCTCTAATGTCATGTCAACCGGCGTATCTGAAGTGCGCATTCCTCCGAACGTTGATTGCCAATTGGTAGCAGAAGACTTCGCTAGAAGGCACAAGGGCGAGTATGACGTAAGTTGGGAATGTATTCCAATCTACCGGGGCGCAGAGCTTAAAAAGCTTGAGGATGCTTTCGATTCAGCCATCAAGAGACTCGATGGAATCATGGAGAGACCGAGGTAGCGGATATGCAGGCCAGCGAACGAGACGGAGAGGAAATGAACGGAACTCATCTTGCCGTGCTAATCATAGGGATCATATTTGGCTGGCTTATTAGGGATTCCATGCGGGAAAGACCTAGCAGAGCGAACGAGACGGAGGCGAAGAAGGATATAATGTCAGAGGTAGATATTCTTTATAAATTCGACGCAAAGACAGAGGAAGACGCTTTCAAAAACTTGGCGCGATCGAACGAGATGGAGGGAAAATGACCATTAAGGAATTGGCAGAGCGTGCTTTTGTGGCCTCAGAACGAGTGCGCGCGCTCAGAATGATGAACACTCCCTATGAATACGATAAACGGAAAGACGCATTCATCAAATTGGCCGAAGCACAGGAAGACGAAGCGAAGGCTGCTGGGATTCTAGAAGGTGCCATCAAGGCCGCGCAATTGATTGCGATGAGAACACCAACAGACGAGACGGAGGCGTGATGTTCACCCAAAAACAGATTGACGCGGCGGCGGAATCCCTAAAAAAGAATCAGCATCTACTCTCATGGTCAGAACTAGCCAAAGGCGCCCTAGAAGCCGCGGAGGCAGCGGCATGGGAGCCGATTGACGCGGCACCGAAGGATGACGATAAAGCCCTAATTGAAATACAACGCGAAGATTGACAACACGCTCAGCACAAGGGTCACGCCGGCCGTCACTCCGACTTCAAGCGCTGTATCGGTGAAAATCCTTACCTTGTAAAGAACGCCAAATAGCGCGATCGCAGATCCAATTACTAGGATCCAAGTGTCCAGACTATTCATTATGAGACTGATTTCGCCGCTGTGGACCTTGTTCCAGAACCATGCCAGCAGAATCAGATTTCCGGTGTGGTGAATGATCAACCCGTTAAAGAAACTAATCTTGGCGTAGGCGTCTCCCAGGCCACCAACTTGCCAGCACCTCAAACTGTACCGAGCAAACACAAACAGAAGCATGATGCTCGCAACAATCCACCCCACGACCAGAAAATCAATAACGTGAACCGTGTTCATTGACCTCGGCGTACTTTCGTGATGTTGCTGATTATAGTGCCGACAGGATCAACTCGATCTCCTATCTTGCCGACGTCGCGCTGCATGTCGATAGCTTCCTGATCAAGCTTCGATTGCGCTTGGACCAGTCTATCACGAAAATCGTAATTGGCGACGGAGCCGTGCAATAAGCGGCTTATCTTATTCCGTAGTCTAATCAACATCCTCGGCCTCGTATTCTGAAGGCTCGGGAGCACGACCATGGAGGAAGATGCTACGTAAGGAACGGATAGAGTTGGTTTGCCTAACGGTGGACTTAAGATAATCTTTGCTAAGGTCACGCTCTCTCTCCTGTGTTTCGAGCCTCTCGGCGCGCTCTAGCCGCCAGAGGTACGCAAAAACAAGAGCAAGTGCGTACGGCCCTGCCTGGGTGAGAGTGTCTAAAAGAGGCTTTATCTCTTCCATTGGCGGTCACTCGTGATCGCCATTGATTTTAAGATCATGCTTGAGAACGATAAATCGAGCCCAAACATGACACAGCCAAACAGGTTTGAGCGTCTCCGTATGTAGAAAAGTGACCATGTCCCGAATTGTGGCCATTCGCATGGCACGCCGCTCAAGGTCAGCCGCCTCAGCGGGCGTAATCATAGCTCAACTGTTGGCCATCACCTTCATATCGTTAAGCAAGTCCGCAAGATGCAGCCCGCGCGGCGTCACAGTCTGTTGAACGTTCAACCAATCCTGCGCCACTTGGCATACGACTTCGTCGCAGGCTGCTTCGATGAACCGCGGCGTTATGGCTTGCAGTCGGCCCCAGGTTACGCAAAGAAAGTTGCCGAGCGAGTTGCGGCCAATGATTGGCACATAATGCCCGCCCTCCACCGTAGAGCCCTTTACGACGTCCCACGGCTCGCTGTGGTCGAATTGATCCTGTTGAGAAGCCGTCATCTGTAGGCCGATGCCGATGCTTCCAAAAAGGAAGGCAGCTTCAGCTATGTTTTGCGGCCGAACCTCAACGAAGCCAAGTATCTGGTGACCGATGAAGCCGTTATCCTTCCAGTATTGACAGGCTTCAACCATGTCCGTGCCCTGGTCGGTTGATGGGTCAGTCGGATCATATCCCGTTATTTCGCTGTAAATTCCAAGTACTTGGCTATCCGTGAAATTGACCGAGCTGCCACCTGTAGCAGCCCACATCTTCACTTGGTGCGCAAATCCAGCGATAACGCAATCGCCTACGGTGTCATTAGCGAGCATTCCCCATTGCATCGCGCTCCACGCCTTGAGGTCACCGAACTTCTTCGGGACTGGCGGAAGCTCCGCCTTATTGAGATAGTCCCTCAAAAGCAGCTTCATCGCCCCGGGTCTGGGAGGCTTCTTGCCATATTTGAATTTCATGGCGATCACCTAGAAGTTAAATTTCACCACACCACGGTACATGTTGCCTAGGCCAGGGCACACGCCACTTAAGCCACCGCCAAAGCACGCCCCTGTGGTCCTGACCTGATACTCGCCATACACGTCAGCCACAACGCCGTTGCTCAGGCGACTCCATGCCCCGATTTGAAACGCTGGAGACACTTCCCAAACTCTATTGGTTGTGAATGGATTACCAGTATTTGGATCGATGAACTGCGAACTGACATCCTGGAAATGCCCAGCAAGGGCTGCGTAAGGAACTGGCGTGCCGGTAGTCACACCAACAGGTAGGATGGGAAGGCTCGGCACGGCGATATTGTTGAATCCAAACTGACCTAAGAACGATGCGATCGCAGCGTTGCCATATCCAGCGCGGATCATCCCATCGAGAGGACCGCTAAGAGAGAAACCGTTGGCTGCGCCATTGAGATTAGCGAACCAGATCGTTCCTTCCACGAACCACAGTGAGGTGGGACCAGTGGCACAAGTGTAGCCAAACCCCGCACCAATCTCGCCCTGCACCACAGATGCGCCAGGAACAGGTGAATTACTGACAGGTCCAGCCCCACCAGCGGCCCCAACCGTCATATAGGTTCCACAGCCAGTTGCGGGAATGTCACGAGGCAAGAATGGCGCCTTCGTAGGGAGATCAGCCGCGACCGCTGACCAGGAAGCCAGAGCGAACGACGTAGCGAGAAGAAGCTTTTTCATATCCGTTTTCCTTTCAGCCGATCGAGCCAGTGCCCACGTTTCTGGCGTAGCTTTCTTACATCTTCACGAATACGCCAGACACACACGGGGCAACCCCACGAATGCCCAGTTCGGCTTTCAAACCGGACATAGCGCTTTTGATGCTTCTCGCAGAATAAAGGGGTTCGTAGTGATATAAATGGCACAGCGGCTTATTTCTTCGCCGCCTCTACCGCATCCTTCTTGACCTGGTCGGCCTCAGCAATCGTGGGGGCTCGAGCGAGTGGTCCAGATCCAACGCCCACACCACCCGTTGCCAATGTCAGAAACGCCATGATGACGAACACGCTAAAGCTTACCCAGCCTGAGACGTAAGAAACGTATTCAGGCGGCACCAAGCCGCTTAGATGTACGGCCCCGCTGGTAAGGCCCTGACCGACGGTCGCAGCGAACTGCAGCCAGAACAGCAGCTTTGGTTCGAATTTCATTGAGTATGCCTTTCGCTGGAGGTGTTCAAAATTAGACAGACCTAAGCATCCCCACCATGGCAAACAGGACAATGCCGAGGTTGGGAGGCCGAGCCATGTTTGATCAGTCAGGTAGGCTGATTTGCCAGGAATGCGCTACTGCCATGCTGATTGTCAGCATTCTGCCAGGCGAAGTTCTGTTCCAATGCACAAACGGCGCATGCCTAAAGACGAAGGTTTACGAGAAATCAACTCGGAAGCAGACACCCCAAAAATCTAAGGAGCAGCCATCGCCATCTTGAGAGCCGCAGCTCCGATCTCTGAAGTTCGCCTCGTCCAGTCAGTCCCAAAATATTTAAAGCCATTCATCATTTTGTATACCGTAAAACGGCGAGCGGTGAAAGCTGGATTCAGGTTTACGTGGCTGCAGGCAAACACAGCCGACGCTGTCTCCGTTCCCCAACTGCCATCAACCTGAACCTTGAGGCAATGCTGAAGGATTTTGGTTGCCTCAGTACAGCCCATGTTTACGGCGGAATCGAAGTATTGAAGGTCAAGGCCAGCAGGCAGGTCGCCGCAATGCGGCAGCCAGTAGTGGCCCTTATAGATATCCAGCCCCTCCAACTGAGTGCACAGCCTAACGTCTTGGCAGTGTAGTCCCTGGCCTTTACGGAACTGATCGTACTCCCGCTGGATTATCCCGCACATGGTTTCCCCACCGGGGTCATGCTTATCATTGCTGAAGTTGCGCGGATCGCTCCAGTTGGAGCTGTCAGGGCACTCCTGGGCAAGCGTAAATGGCAGGCAGATAGAGAAGCGATCGGTCATCTTCATGCGCTCTTAAGTGCTAACAATCGAGCATGCACAACGTCTTTGTCATGGCCATCCCAACCCTTCGTGTATGTACGACCTCTGCGCTTAGGAGGCCGATTCTTCCGATCATATCTCTTCCGATAGAGATCGCATTTCTCCGGATTTCTCTTCTGCCATTCCCTTGTGTATCTGAGGCGATTGACCTTCCAAGTTTTCATGCTCCTGGCTTCCAAATTCCAAGGAGAAACCCAAAAGACGCGCCAACAAACAGGCCAAGCAGCATTCCGCTGATTTCAAAATCAATCCATCCTGCACATGCAATGGCGGAGTCACTAAGCAATTCCCTCATGCGCCCGGCCCCGGAATAAAACAGCGAATCAACTTCTTTCCGGTGTCATCAGTAACGCTGGACGAGAACCACACAACGGCACGCTGCACAGGATTTGGCACATCAACCACAGCGTCTTCCGGTATCTGCCGCCATTCCCCTTCGACGACAGCCCAGTAGTGTCCGTCTTTAATATCCCAGTCGGTTGGATGGCCGTCGGCCTCCGAGCAGCAGAGCATTCCCTTTCCGTTGTGCTGCTGTATGAACCAATCCTTCTGGCCTTGCGTAATATCAGGCCACTCGTCCGCAACGTTTTCCCATTTGCCATGCGAGAATGTAGAAACACACACGAGCGCCAACGCGCCCGCGAGAGCACGGAGCATCAAGTTTTACCTTTCATGTTGGAGATTGACGGTTGACGCCCTACCACCTGCGGGCGTATAACATAGCGGCCTCCAGAAGCGTTCCCGCGCTCCTGAAGGCCTAACCCTCGCCAGTGGAGTGAACACATGGCTCAGGCTACCCAATCCCATATCACATCCGACCTGCGTCAGTCACGGTACTATACAACCGTGCTGCGCACACTTGCGTCAAGGTTCGATTGGCATACGGCCGACGGACGTCGCAGGATCATTTACCTATCGCTGCGCGCCGGGACCACTTGGCCGGCCGCGCATGCATGGAAGGTGTCCCGCCGCTGGGTGGAGGACACCGCGCGATGATACGCTTCATCCTCATCAGCGCTGGACTGCTCGTCCTGAGCGTTCCGCCCACCATCGGCGGCCTTGCATATTGGCTGCTTTTGTATCAACCGTTCATGCCGTGAGGTGAGCAATGACACCGCAAGAAGCTGCCCGTGAATTAAACCTAATAGCCCGTAGACTTATGGAAGTTCAGAATGAACTTGCAAACGAGATTGCCAACATTCGCAAAGTGACGGACAATTTTCGATCTTCACCGGAGATGCCGGAACCTAGCCGGTCAAGCCATTACTCATGACGACGAAACGCTGGATAGATGAATATCTCGCATGGAATGCGAGTACTGAAGTGCGCCACCTGCAATCTCGATGGGAAAGGCAAAAAAAGTTAGCCCTGATGGTTCTTGACGAGAAGAAATCTCTAGAGGAAATAGCAAAGGCTACTGGAAAAAAACGAGCTTCGTTAGCCAGCGATATTTGTTTTGGTGCTCTTGTTATGAGAGAAGAGCGGGAAGATGCAATGAAACTTTACGAGCTTACTCGTGAACCTGGCATTGGACACATAACAGCTATTAAACGATTCCTGGAATCTACCTCATGATCCATAGCAAACCCAGTCAAAGACTGCGTTCGCGGTAGACGTGAAGTTGATGACTAAGGTACCGGTGCTCGGGACTACTGTCGTCGGAGCCACCTGGTGACCGGAAACAACGCAACGGGGCGCCGCGGAAAACGCGGTGCCGAACGTCACGGTGCAGGATGTCGCCGAAGCTGTCTGATTGCCCACCGTTCCAGATATATCTGTGCCACTTATCGCACCGCCAGTCCCATTGCATCCCGCTGTCACGGTCGGAGCGACGCCAGACCCAGCATAGGTGGCATGGCCGCCGGTAGCTGATGCAGAGAGTGTCATGGTTCCGCTCGTCAAACCGTTCAGTACAAGCGTTCCATTGGTGGAATTGCTAGTGCCACCTCCCACAATTTGCCCGGATGGACTAATGGCAAATCCTGGGGACTTGAAGGCAAAGCCGCTATAGGTACCGCGGCTGAGATCGACACCATTGACGAGCGACGCATCGTTACGGAATGCCGTATCGGATACGGTAGCGGCAGATACATAAAATCCATTGACGTCGGTGCTCGATGAACTCACCGGATTGGTCATGAACCCGGCAAAGCAGGTGTTGCTACCGCCACACGTCGCCATAAATCCGGCGTTAAAACTGGAGCTGCTAAATGTTGTGGTCTGATTGGTCCCGCTGCTGTTGATGGCGTTCCCCTCGGTTCCAATCAACGTTGAATATGCAACCGTTGCTGTGGCAATACCCACAAGCCCTTCGCAGTTTCCGAGTGAAGCGGTTGTGCAAGCTCCAGTTCCATACGCTCCAGCAACGCCGCCATTACCCGCAGTCTCGACAGCTTCGAACTGAGCCGCTTGATTTATGATATTACTTCCGCTGCCAATCTTTACCGTCGAAGCGTATAGAGTCGGCACCACGCCATTGGTGCTTGTGTTGTTCCTTACAGTCTGGAAAATAGCGGTCGCCTGATCGTCGTTGACTGGCGTGCTAAAGTTTCCCCTCACCCCAAGGAAAAGAGAATCCGCAGCGCCGGCCATATAGGAATCGGCCACCGCGAAAGGGTTGCCAAGCGTTACGGCAAATTGATGCGCTGTCTGATTGAGGGTGCCCCATAGAACACAATCCGTGCCATCAAAGATGTTGAATGTCGTTCCGGTAGGCGCTCCAGTCGTATTCACGAATGTCTGATACGTCGAGAGCGATGGCGGGCTGCACGTTGGGCCGCTTGGTGGCAGAGCACTGCTAGTCGAGGCAACCATATCAAGCAGCGTTTGCCGCGCATTAAACGGAGTAATGAAGTTCTGCGTATTGTCTGGCCACAGGTTGTTAATTTCCGTCTCCAGAGCCATCGGTGTTTTCGGCGTACCGGTCTGGGCCATTGCACCGAACAACGATGCAAGCCATATTGATCCTGACAGGAGAAGGCGAGCAAACATGAATGCTTTCATACCTCTAGTTCTCATTGCTCTATCTGTCTTCATTGCTTTCCATGTCGGATACGAAGCCGGCTTACGTGAAGCCAATTCCGAATGGGTCAGCATTGTCCATGCTCCAGGCGTGTGTGTGACCGCAGTCGATAATCCTACTTGCTTTGCGCAGCCTTTGCGTCGCTGAGTTGCTTTTCGAGATCTGCAATCTTGTTCTGCAAGTCGGTTACTGCAGCCGCGCAGGAGGCCAAGTTATCAAGCGCACTGTTCCGCTGCTGCTGATAGTAGGGAACCAACTTCGCTGCAGTTGATGCGGATGGCTGTTGCGCGAGAGCCACGGATGTCATCGTCATAAGACTGGCAACCACTAAACTTTTCATGTCACCTCTACGGAGAGCCGCCGCCGATTGTGTTGCCAGTTCCACTATTGCCAACGTTAGATGTATTGGCGGCATAGTTATTTGACTGCACGTTGTTATTGTCTGCCCCAGCCTGCAAAGCTATACCGGTCGTAAATCCTTGTAATAGATTTCCGGTGATTATGTTTGAATCTGAACCCGACGTAAGTTCAATTCCGAACGTCGATGAATTAACTGTAGATAAGAAAGTATTTCCTACAAAAGCACAAGCCTGGCAGATGCCTAAAAATCCGACACCATTAGCGTTATTGACGAAAAAATCATTACCGGTAAACGTGACTCCGCCAACCAGCGTCTGAAACAGAACGTCAGAAACAATGTTATCAAAATTAGTCCCTTGGAGTAAGGCAGACGTTAATCCCCCAGTCTCCCCTGACAATGTAGCGATCCCATACTGATTTCCAATCAAATTCGATGAATTTACCTGCAGGCCCTGCACGAAAGAACCGAATAGTATTCCATATTGTTCAAATCCAATATTCGCAGATGTAACATTAAAGCCTACAGCAAAAGTAGAACTGGCCGGAAGCCCAACGAGAGATATACCGGTACCAAGACGACCGCTTGACCCAAAAATGGATACGCCCGGTAAGTTGACATTGGATACATTGGCAATATTGACGCCGATAGTCCAGTAATCTGTGAGCGCGTATCCGTCGTCTCCTCGTATCGTTACGTTACTAATATCCGACAACGCAGTAGTGGCAGGGTTGGAATTTGCAGAGCTTTGATTCAAAGTAATTGCGTTGCCGCCGGATGAGGCTCCAGTCGTAAAGGTCAAGTCTCGTATATGTACCGATGACGATGGACTGCCATAATTTATGACCATTCCTCCTGACGAATTCGGCCATGTTAATATTGTATTGTCAGAACCGCTTCCTCTCAGCGTGAGAGAAAAAATTCCAGTTGGAATGGAGATTGTAGGAGATGACTGGAAAAGGTATTTTCCTGGCTGAAAATAGATGCATCCTCCGTTGCCAGTCATTGATGCAAATGCGTTCAATAGCGGCATTGTGTTGTCTGTGGAATCATTTCCAGCGCCGCCGAAGGCCGTAATAAGGATGCACTGATTAGTGTTGTTGACAATGATCGGGTTTAGAATGTGGAACGAATTCTCAGTCGCCGAATAGATCACGGATATAGGATTGTTAGCAACGAGTTCACCTCCGCTGAGTGCTTCCGGACCCTGCGATGTATCTTTGACCACAGGAATGGCGCCAAAGCTTGAAGGATTTATCGTTGTCGCCGCCGTGTTGTCCGATAGGGCAATGAAGTTGATGATCGAACCATCCGTGGCATTGAATCCAGGATCTACCAGAGTGATAACATTTGGAGTACCACCCGCAATGCCGGCCCAAAAAACGTTCTGCTGGGCAGATGTGTCGGTCGTCAGCTTATCCCAGACAGTGTTGCCGATCGAATCTTGCAGAACCTGACGATAGATTCCCGTGCCGTAGATCGTGGCACAGCCATTGGCATCCAGCGTCACCGGATTAGTATTGAGCACGGTCTGTGTGCTGTTCTGCCAAGTCTGCTTGAAGGTGGTGGTGTTGGGAATGTAGAAAAATACGTTTCCGCCGGCCAAGGCGTTGTTGATTGTGATGCTCTCGACCTGAATGGAAAAACCGCTGGTGCTGCCAATCGACTCGGAGGCGGCAGAGATGGTGTCCCCTACTTGATATTGAATGCCAGGATTGAGAATAGTCACTTGCGTGACTGCGCCACCTGACACGGTAATGTTGGCCGTGGCGTTCATACCGGATCCACCGGTCACCAGTACGCCGGCATAAGTCCCAGAGGTTCCGCCTGTACCACCTATTAGGTTTCCCAATAGGCCGAGCATGCCTGTCCCTGTAGTGGACACACCAGACACGGGAACAGAGAATCCAGTTCCGGAGCCACCCAAATTGGCGGGAGATGCCGACAGCGTATCGTTCACCGCAAAGTGGGAACCGACATTGGTCATCGAAATTGTGGCTACAACGCCGCCAGCTACGACGATCGTAGCTCGAGCTCCAAAGCCATTACCGCCCGTCAAGGGAACGTTCGTGTACGTGGCATTGGCATAGCCGGACCCACCCGTAATCGTCCCCAGGGTCGTTATTGGACCGTATAGACCACCTGACGTTGGGGTTGTGGCGTTAAAACATTGCTCGCCGTTAGGTAACAGGGTAGCGGCGGCGTGCGCTTGCTCAAGGTGGGCGCAAAAGGCTAGAATGGCCGGTATGAGCCGTGAGGCAACTTTTCTCGTCATCATATGGGGCCTGTTTTGGCTGGGCGCATGTTTGCGCTCAATGACCTATTGGATAGTCGTTGTTTTCTTAGCCGTGATGCTCCAGTGGATCGATAAAGTGCCGATCGCGTACGAACATCTCGACAACATCGAGCATTGGTGGCTATTCGGCTGCAATGTTCTGGTGCTGATAATTATTGCCCAAGCCGGCTATCTCCGCGATGCATTGGCGAAGCGAAAACAATCACGGATTCTCAGCGGGATGGACCGTAACTCGTAGCGGTTCGCGTTGAGTTGTTGCTAATCCAGGAAGTAAATTCAGACCCCCCGGTTGATTCCCGCGGAGACCTGACCTGATCATGGCGTTCGCTATCGTATTGCTGCGCGCAACTGATCCAAGGCCAGCGCCAGCGGCAAGCGTTCCCGCACCTATGAGGGCATTCCTCTGCCAACTATCGGGATCGATATAAGTTGATCCACCGAGACCCACAGCCCCGAGCCCAAGAGCCCCGGCAGCTGCTTGCGGTAAATGCTGAAGAAGAAGAGAGCGCTCTGCAGTCCCACTACTCGACGGCTCAACCAAGAAGCGCCTGGCAATGCGCCCTAATTCACCGGCATCGGTGCTACTGTAATCAAGAGCCTTGAGAATTTTAGCTGGTGAGATGTTCCCCGTCGTCGCCTCATTGGCCAATGGTTCTAATGATTTAGCTACAAAATATTTGTAGTCAGCAGCATCCTTAAGGGCTTTCATCTGAGGATTGTTGCGCCCGACAAGATTTTCCAGCGCATCCTTAATGTCAGATGCGTAGGTACCGATTTTTGAATCCTTAGAATTGATGGCCTTATCAAGGGGGCCGTTCTCACGCGTGAGGGATTGGAATAGGTCAGGGTCAAGCGTGTGCGTCCCCTGATTGACCTTATCCAATACGTTCCCGATATGGCCCTCGACCAACCTAGCTTGTGGCTTTTCTAGATTGTAACGCGCATTGGTTAGCGTGTCGGTCAGATCCTGATAGAATTTCTGATCGAGGTTGAGGTGGCCCATATTGGCCTTGGCGGCGTCATATAGTCCGTAAGCAGTTCTCTTCGCCGTATTGATCACGTCTGGCGTGATCTTATCCGAGGCAACTCCCATCTCATTAGCTAGACCGCGCTGCAACGCAGCTTGCTGCTGTGCGGAATGTGGGCCTACACCAGTGAACGGTAATCGCTGAAGGACCGAGTCCATAAATCGAACAGTCGGATTTTCAGAAATCTGAGACCACCGAACCGGTATCCCGAACTTTTGCCTTGCTGTCTGGGCGAGTTGCGCGGTGTCGCGATCAATGCCAAACAAGCGACCGAATTCACTGCCCACCACCCCTAGAGGCGCCCCGAACTCGGCTCCAGCCCTGGCCTGCTCCAAAACAGGCGTGTCAGATTTTGCTGATGTAAGGACGTTGGTGCCGGCGCCCGTCGCCGCCCCTGTAAGAGCCGGTCCAAGGATGCGTCCGGCATAAGGAATGCGAGAGATGGCCCCCAATGCTGGGGTAACTCCTGGCACCGCGCTCAAGGCACCGCCGCCGGCTGCAAGCATCGGAGCTGTTCCGGAAATCTCACCACCGACTTCTCCAAGTCTGCCAGCAAAACCGGGATCTGATGCCTCGTAACCAGCCCTATTGGCCTCAATTCCAGACTGAACACCACGGCGCCAATCTGACACAGCCTGCGCATTCTCTGGAGAGAGGTAGCCATGCGCAGCCAAAGAACTTGCGCCCCTTTCACCGAGCGCCGCAATACCTTGAGCCAATGTATCGCCGACCGTGCCAATGCCTCTTCCAATACCTGCCGCTGCTCTTATGGCAACGTCAGACATGCTATCCGGAGACTTGCCGGTTACGAGGTCGGTGATATTCTTCGGACCGTGCCCGTGGGCTTCACCGGTAATGCGATTGATAAACTCAGGAATCGTCTCTCTGTCTGATGCCTTCGCAGTTGTGGGAGACGAAGATGGCGAGGGCGCAGCTGGTGCCGCTGGGGACTCAGTATCCTTCGAAAGCCAATCCCCTACGTAATCCCTGGCCTCTGCCGGAACAGCAGCGGGTGGTGCAGACTTCTTCGGCGCTTCTGGCTCCGCATTCAGCCAATCGTTGATGTAATCGCGATCCGGCATGCCAGACACTCTTCCTTCAGGGGCATAGAAAACGTGGCTGCCAATTCTCAAACCTTGACCATGTGCCCAATCTGGCAAGCGACCGTAGCGCTGTTGGACAATATTCGGTTCCAGAAAATGAGTCATTCCCTTGGTTGGGTCAGCAATCTTTCCAGCGAGAACACCATCGACAATTTGCGCTGTGCGTTGATAGCGATCTGAATTTACAGGAATGTTGATCAGTTCATTCGATCTGGTGTCCCATGGCTCCCATTGCCCTTTGGCAAATAGGACATCCGGCATTGTCTTTCCGTATTTTCCTGAAGCAAGTCGGTTAAGGGCGACATGTGCTACCGCAGCCTGACCGAGAGCAGGCTGATCATCAGCCTCCCCGATGACGGTTCTGATAAGAAGATCACGCGAGACGCGATCAAGATCAGGCATCTAATTAACCCGATTACCTTTTCGCCGCAGCAGGCATATCAATGATCCCTGCCTCGTCGGCTGACCGTAGAGAATTGTTAACCCGCGCCCGCTCTGCTGGAGTCAATGATTTAAGGAACTTAGCTCGCTCCGCAGGCTCCATCAGATCGATTTTGAACGCTCTGATATCGTTTTTCTTAGTCCAATCCGCCTTTGCAGCCGCGTAATTCTCCGGTCCAGCTTTGGACGCTTCTTGAATTTGCGCTTGTTCAGCCCGGTTAACGGCAATGCCAGTCTTGATAAGATCCGGCAACGCAAAGTCTGTCACATGGACATTAGGAGAACCGCTCACCGTTGTGGATAGGCCTTGATCAGAGTGCACCCCAAGGGAACCGGCTCGATTCTGCAGTGTCTGCGTCAAATACTTCTTGGCGCCGGCAAAATCCGCCAATTTCTTCGGGTCAATACCTAGCGCAGCGCCAAGCGTCGGGCTAAGCGACTGTATCAATCCGGCAACATCTTGCCGGGCTTCTGCGCCAGGTCCAAAGTTTCCGCCCTTGGCCTGGAAGTCATTTACGGCCCTTAGTGCTTCGGTCCACGGCGTCATCCTTTCATTAAATTTCGAAGCAACACCTTGATCCTCGACCAATCTGTTGGCGGATGCTTGAGCCGTCAAACCAAGCCCTGTCGGCAATACGCCAGCAATATTTGCAGAAGTTGTGGGAATGGTTCCTCTTGCTCCACCAGGACCGACAAGCTCCTGCCTATTGGATTGCTCAGCAGGAGAAAGACCGAGATTGCGAATCATTCCCTGCGTTTGAGGTCGGTTACGAGAATTAATCAGGGAATCCTGAATGGGAAGAACGAGATTTGTCGGAACGCCTAGACGTCTTGCCGTTGCGGCCGCCGCGTTCACACTCTCGTTGCTTGGATTGTCACCCAGAGCACCGAATACCGTGGATAGAATCTGCTTGAATTGGTTTGAATTCTGCGTCTGAGTGCCAATGACATTCTGAAGTTGCTGCGGAGCCTGGCCGCCGAACAAGGCTTCAGGATATTTCTGAAGCGCATCTCTAGCCTTTTCTGGATTAAGTGTCAGATCAGGATTGAGCGATTCCTGATAGACTTGGCCGATTGCATTTTTTGCCTTCAACTCCTGCATCAGAAGTTGATTGCGCGTTAAAGATTCGAAAAGTCCTAGCGCCTGCGTCGGATTAGCCCCTCCACCTTGCGAAGGCTGCGGATAGAGACCGATCGGAGGCGGTACAGCTAGATCAGGCACGTCCGTAATGTCCCATTGCGCCTTGAATGTCGGCTAGGTGGTTATCGGGATCGGCTGTCTTATCGATTAATTGATCATGGACTCCGCCAAAGGCTTTGCCATGATCCTCAAGAACCTGAGCCTTAGCAAGGACAGCCTGTACAAGATGTTTCTGTAGCCACTGTTTCTGCTGAAACGGCTGATCTGGAACGCTAGCAAGCTGCGACACGGCGTCTCCCGGTGTTATGATGCGGCTAGCCACCAAATTGGCAACACCATCCGTGATCTTGGATTTAATATTGGATTTGCCGACTGCGGGATCCTTTAGGATTGCCTTTAGCTCTTTTTCGATGGCGTCCATATGTCGGAGGACGGCAACTGTCTGCCCATGCGTAGGCGCTGGAGCCTGCGGGGCACCCTGCTGGGCACCTGAAGCCATTGCCTGTCCTGGCATAGGAGCGCCTTGCAATACCCCTCCTTGAGGCTGCCCCGGTGCCTGGATGGTGTTCGGAGCGGGAGGTGGTCCGCCCGCATCAAGTACGCCTTGAGCCATGATCAGTTCTCCACCGGAGTGATGGCATCGGGTGTCATCCCTGGGCCAATGCGATGCCGCAAAGTATTGCGGCCGTGGCAGCCAGGGCACTCCAAGGTAGGTGCACTCGGCCAGACATATGCCGTGAATTCTTTGCCGCAGTCCTGGCAATCAACCCTGAAGCGTACCGACCCCTGTAGCGCAGCTCTGATTTTCGCTAGTTCTTCATCGCGCGCCATGTTCATCCATAAATTCCAGAGCCACCGAACCCGCCATTCATTGATGGACCCGCACCGCCGATACCAAGCTTTTGTAGGAGCATTGAGACTAGCTGTTGCCATTGCTGGCCTGATCCCGATGAGGCGCTTGGCGCAGCTGTGACACTGGGATTCGATGCCCCTAGCGAGGATCCAAAAGGCTGGCTCTGCATTAGGTTGGACTGGCCCCCGAGAATAGGTGATGATACTGGCCCACTTAAAGACATTCCAGGCGAAGCTATATCCGGTTGCCCCGGCTGATTCTGCTGTCCTTGTCCAAGGGATCCTAATCCGGCCAACTGGGTCATGGCAGAAGTCCTGATGCCAGCGTTTGCATTCAGCATCCCGGCCGGGGTCTGCAGACTTTGGCCGCCGAGCAATAAGGGGAACATTTATCCTCAGGCCGGCGTTGGAATTGCAGTGTTGGTAAGATTGGCCACTTGGCCGCCATAGATATCGCCACCTCCGCCGCCAAACTTGTTGCTTATCCCATAGAGCAGTGCGGCATTGCCCAAGCTGCTAGTCGTACCAGTCAATCCAGACGATATGGCATTGGCTGATCCTAGCGTTCCCGCGGCCTGCGCATTGCCAATGCTGGAAAGCGCCGACTGCGATCCACCTGACAAAGCAGTAGCCGCCGACCCCTCAAGATTAAGACCCGATTGTGCCAAGCTCTGCAGCGAACCTGTGTAATTCCCAAAAGCCTGTTGCGCCAATCCGGTCGCATAATTCGAGGCTGCAGTAAGGGTATTTCCACCAAGACCCATGGCGGTTCCCGCGTTCTGCGCGGCCGTCTGGCCCCATTGTTGGGCAAATTGAAATCCCGGTAGTTGAGAAAGCGTGGCCGTCTGGCTTGGTCCTGGAGTGAGAAGCTTTTCCAGAGTCGGAAGGGCAGAACCGGCAATCCCCTGACCTTGTGTAATCAACGGGCCGATCGTCTGTTGCAGCATCTTCAACACTTGCTGTTGAGCGGCAACTTGTTGGCTCGAAGCCTGCTGCGCAGCATTGGATCCTATGATAGAAGAACCGATCGATCCGACGGCGCCAAGGCCGCCCATTATCAATGCGCTGGTCGGCATTTCACCACCTTAAAGGTGTCACCGGTGACGTGAATCATGGATTCGCCCATATCCAGGAAAACCGGATTTTTTGATATGAGGTTGATCTGCTGATAACCGGCAACGCGCGCCCAGCGATTGTAGAGGACTATGCCCTTTTCAGGCTCACCGCCCCTTATCATCTCGACGGCAGCGCCCACCGCAAGATCATGTGCCTCATCATCCGGATGAGACTGGTGCACGAAATCGTGGCGCTCGTATTCTTCCTCGAGCTTGACGTGGAATAGGCGCCCGGTCTCCATGACTGGCTTTGGCTTCTTGGCCAGCCAATCGTATATTGTCATTATATACACGCGCACATCTACAAGCCCGCTTTCTGTCGGCCATACCTTTTTTCTTTCAAACCATAAGTTACCGCCCACATAGCGGGCCAGAGCTTCTGCAGCGCGGTTGAATGATGGGACTTGAGTTTGGACGATGGCGCAGCTCGTCTTCGTGAAGATCCACCGCAATGCCTCCTGTACGACCCACGCGGCGTGCTTGCCACGATGATCTTCAGTGAAATTGATGTGTACCTCATAGATACCACTTCCAGGCTCTGCGTCCGGCGTGAAGACAATCACACCGCCCTTGGCGACCAAGAAGACATATCGAGGGTCTGTAACGAGAGGCGTGACGTCAAGCGGCGGACAATCGGGCTGACTAATCAAAGGAAACACGCTTGGGTCGTTCAGGATCCTGTTGATTTCCGTTGGACTCTCCATTTCCCTATGAAGGAGAGCATGTCCGTTCATTTCTTGATTCATAGACCCGTCGTAAGCCGAACGAGATAAATCTGAGTGGTAGTCCAGACCTCGAACAAAGCTAGATCACCAGGTGCAAGCGAATAGGGAGCGTTAGCTCCCCCGCCGTTAATCATTGCACCGGCAAACGGATACACATTGATAGCTGACCCCGTATTGTTCAATACGGAAATATCGTTTCCTGGTTGCATGCTGGGCATCGCCACACCGCCAGTACCGCTATCTATTCTGTTCCAATCCGCGGTAAGCCCAAGCGCATCTTTCTGCGAACTGCCAGACGCCACCAACCCAATCTTGGCAAGAGGAACGATACCGGTTCCTGAACCGGTTCTATTGAACACGGCCAGCATCCACTTATAAAAGGTGGAAGTTGGCTGACCATTTTGCTGATTGATGATCGGCGTTCCGCCAGACATAAAGTTGAACGGAAACGACTGAAAGCTCATGCGCCAGCCGGAATCGGATCGATGTATCCACCATTGAGAGCTGTGCACATCTGAGCAGTTGAACTTAGCTCGAATACAGCGTCTCTAGCTATACCAAGCCCACGCCAGCGCATAGGCGGTCGATAGTGACCAGATGACACATTCTGTTGGGGACGATATTTTCCGAACGTGTTGCCTCCATCACGCGACATGCGGAGGTTTACGATCGGCGCTGGAACACCGGTTATCGGACCAAAGCCAGAACTAAAACCGCTGCTCCATGGGCTGAGATATTGGGCCGTCTCACCGGTCCCAGGTTGGTCTCCAGTCTGGACATCGGCCATAAACATGGTGTGCTGAACCCACTTAAGTTCGTTCACGATGTGAGGAAAAGACCTAATCCACGGAATCGGCTGACCGGCATCCAATTTGGCATCATACGTCATCTCGTACAGAGCGCCGTTGTTCCAATCGAGGCCAAGATTGCGATTATAGGCAAACGCCGTGAATGTGTTGCGCGCTCGTCGCAGTACACCGTTGCTGTCAATCCAGTTATCTTCCCACCATTGCTCTGTCGCCGCGTCATAAGCCCAAGTCTTGTCAGCAGTGGGGAAAGTAATTCTGTAAAATGAATGACCACCTATCTGGTAAGTAGAGCCGATCGCATCGTCCACCCGTGCATATTTCTTCCATTCCGCCTCCACGGCATGGTTTGAAATTCGTTGCGCGATGTTCTGTGATCCAGCCCTCATGGCCATGAAGCCCCCTTCAGGGGAGCTAGACAACCAATAGACAAAGGTGTCCATCTTGGCTGGCGAATAGACCGCTTGCAGTCCCTGTTCGATAATGTTGCCTGGGATAATCTGGAATGGGAACACCGGCGCTCCAGCATTAAACCAGACCTCGGATTTCTGAGGACCAAATACGTAAACCTCGCGCTCTACGGTCACAACGCAAAGAACAATGTCAGGCCACGCAGTTTTTACACCAACGAAGAGCCCGTTAAACGGCGTAACAGCATCCGAGGTTGTGCTGTACCACTGATTGGTGCCAGGATGATTCAGAACGATAAAGCTATCCAGAAAATCCGCGCGCGTTGATCCCAGAAAATTCGGATCACTCACGATGCTGAACGCTCTAGTGTCTATAGTTATCTCGTATCCATGCTGTGTCCCATCAACGACGAGAATCGTTTGTCCATTGTCAGCCATGTATGCGGGATTTGTCCCAGCAACTTCCATCTGTCCTATAAATGTAAACCTAAAATCAGGATCTATGAAGTAGATGTTCTGGCCAATGATAGCGTAGAGATCACCGTTTGGATCCGCCACGCCTCTAGTGGTCCGGTAGAGGCACCGACCTTGTGCTATCAATGGTGATACGGCGAGTTGGTTGAGACCTGGCCTGGCATAATGCGTAGTCGGCATATTGGGCGCCGTCTTCTCCGGGTTCTCCTCTGGAAACATGTTGATGCAGCGTTGCGCATCGGCAATCAAAGAAGCAGTAGAATATGCGCCAGACTTCAGCGGGATGGCGACCATGCTACCTGCTCGCGAGTTTTAAGCGCATCGCCGCACCAAATGATGTCATATCGAGGCGAGACCGCATGCTCTGCCTCCTCCATTGAGGAGAAGACGCCAAACGGCCCGATCGGAATATCAGGAGGATATCGGCCTACGCACCATTCGCCTGGCTTACGCAGCCAGCAATAGAGCTTGCGGCGGCGTGACACTGATTTTATGCCTGCCACACACCGGCTTTGGCGCAGTAAAATCTTACTGCAGCGGGAGTTGTGGTATTGCCGGCAGCAACGGCCACCGCCGCGCTAGTACTACCATTGAGCTTGTCAGCGGCCCCGGTCACTGGGTTCGTGCCTGGATTGGCGTAGACATCCATGCTCGTGGCAGTCGAATTGATCACCACAATAATGGTGCCTGGCGTTGTCGCAAAGGGAAGAACGGCACTATCAGCCGCATTCGCAACGGTATCAAATTCTACCAATTCGAACCCAGATGGAATCACCAAGCCGGCAGCTTGCGTTCCACCCGCATGGGCCGTCAAACCGCTTTCATATGCGCGGTTCTGGCCGCCAGCGATGCCGAGAAGATATCGGCCCTCGATGAGCTCAAAGCCTTCCTGCGGAGGAAACCCGATAGTCATGTCATGTGCTCCTAGTTGTAGTTAGTAACTGTCGCTATCTCCGCGATAATCGTACCCACGATTGCGGCTCCGCAGAAAGCTTGGCATTACGAGCGTCGATACTGCCTGGTTAGCCAAACGAAGAACACTCAGCCCCTCACGCGTTAGTTTAGTGATTGTCGGGTCTGGCGGTAACTGGAAGGCAACACGAAGACGCTCAGCCAAGGCCCAGTTCAAGGCAGTCTCATATTCTGGAGGAAAGTTGATCTTCTGGGTAAGGCTGGCAAACCGTGGCAACACGGTCTTAAAGCCAAAGTGCAGCTCGTATTGAGACTGTTGAGGAACCGGCCACGGATAGAGTTGGCCCACCGGCCACTGCGGATCGTAGAAGACACGCCATGGCAGCGTGCCGATCGTCTTGACCCTGATCCTGGAGTAGTCCTCTTTCGAGGGGATAATGTCGAGCGGGATATCAACCGGAAACTGTACAGGCTGCGATGAGTTCAGGAACCGCATGTACGCATATTCCAGACGATCTGGCCGAGGATTTATATTGACGATCTGGCCAAGCCCCACGTTGTAGAAGTTCGCTCCTGTCGCGATAAATGCATACTCGCTCTCGGAGTAGACAAGCCACCGCTTGCGAGCCCATTGCGCCAGCAACCAGTTCGCATGGCGCAGCGCCTTGGTCATGTAGGCCTGCTCGATAGCCTCATCCAAGCCGATGATGCCGCCATCCTCGAGCGCATTCTGAAGAAGCTGGCCGACGTTATCGACGGCCAGTACCGGTTCAGACGGTCCACCTAGGACAGGCTCGGCGGTCATGGACACGAGCGTTACTCCACATCTTCCGTGGTCTCTTCCGGCATCAACGCCACGTTGCGGGTTTTCTCCGCGATCTCGGTCTTAATGCGATCAATTCCCCACCGCTTATCGATCTCCACGCCCGCCTCTTCAGCGACCGCCTGCCAATGCTCTTTGGCTGACTTTTGAGAACCCAACTCTACGGCAGACGCTTCCGGTTCTTTTGCCTCTTCAGGCGCGGGCACGGCCGCATTGCTGGTCGTGTTCTGCATCGCAGATAGCAGCTTCAGCAGGAAGTCATTCTGGCCGCCTTGCATGGCAGCAACAACACGCTCAATCAGTTCATGATTGGCAATTTTAGGATCGGGTGCGCGAGGCACATAGATCTTGCCGGTATCTGGATTTTCCGGATCGAACTTCTTTGGCACTACGCGCACAGGACGCCATTCAGTCGTGTCCGAAAACTCCCAACGATAGTCGCCGCCGCCGAACTTGGCCTTCTCTTCAGCTGAGCGCTTTACGAGAAAGATGCCATACTTATCCCCGCATTCCTGGGCATCTTTGGCGGTCTCCTCCCTACCATCCGGATGATAGACCCACGTTGGGAAGAAGTGAAAATCGGTACGATTGAAGTACTTCTGAAGAATTTTAACTTGTGAATAGTCAAAAATCGCCGCCTTTACCGGAGGCGGGTTGAAATGAACTACGGAGCCATCCGAGTGGATGACCTTGGTTCCTTCGCCGGAAATCTCCGGGTCAAGATATTGACGCCGTCCTGGCTGAACTCCAGTAACAGCTCCACTTCTAAGATCAAAAGTGAAATCTCCTTGTACGACATCGACTGCCATATTGTGCCTCGTTAGAATTTATTTTTACGATCTCGTTTCCGGTCTTCAAAGAGTTCCCCAGCGGGCGCCTCGACAAGCGATTCAATGGGCTGCTCAACTGAAGCCGGTTCCTCGTGGTGCTGATGCCCAATGGGAACCGGAGGCTCAGCAAGAGCCAAGGCCTCTTCTTCCGGAGTATGCACAAGCACACTCACGACGCCGTCGTGCCGGTTCTTGTGATGCTGGGTGAAATGCGGGGTAGAGACACTGGTACCCTGCGATACGACGTGGTTCGCATGGGGAACGACCCATTTCGGCCATTCATCACCAACCGGACTCGAAGCAGACGGCGCTTGCTCGATCCCGATTAGATGCTTGGTGTCTTTGTGCCGCTGGAACCCGGTGACCGGATCCAACTCGTGCTCATCGTGGTTGAAGGCCATTGTTGTACTCCATGAATGCATAAGAGGCGCCCGAAGGCGCCTCTAGAACCGCTACGGAGTTGCGTCGCAGACCTGAACGATCCATTCAGGACGCGGCACGCCCGCGCCAAAGAGGATGTCCAGGCGATCGATAGGCTGGTCCGTGCTGGGCTCGTAGCAAACCAGCGACCGCATTGAGCAATCGTCGAAACTGTGCCGTGCTGCCGCGATGACGCCCTTCTCATTTGGCGGAATCCACAGCGGTGCGATCACCAACGTGATGGCATCCGGCGAATAGGCCATGTTCTCGCGGTAGGTCACGCCCGCATTGGCAAATGGCGTAATCGTCGCAGTGCCGCCCGGAGAGGCAGTCACCGTCTGATACTGCTGGGGAGTGTATGGCAGGCCCGCATAGGGGGTCTGACTGGCTGGCGGGATAATCGCTGGATAGATGGAAAGCGATGTTGCACCGCTTGAGGCGGCCGCCGTAATCACGAACTGCGCCAATGTCCCGAGACTGGCCTTGGTGACGCGGTTGACCGCATTCACACCAGCAATCGTGATGACGTCACCAGCATTCAGCGTCCCGGACAGCGAGCTAATCGTCAGCGAATTGCCGGTCTGATTGGCACCGCTGACGGTCGCTGTGGTTGCCGTACCGGTGGTGTGCGAAGGCACCGACTGGTCTTCAAACCAGCGGAATTGCAAGGCTTCGTACATCATGCCGGTATTATATTGACGGCTGATGCTATCCACTGGATTGAGCAGGCCTCGGAGAGCCAACTGCACGCGAGCATCGGAACGAGGCTGCAGCACAACCTTTCGCATGCCCATTTCACCGAACTGCGGCGCCGAGTTCTCCTCCAAGATAGCCCTGGCAAGGGCAAACGGAGAATCCGTCACCGGCAGGATGTTGTTACTGGCATCCACATTGGCGACTGCGTTTCGCACCGTCGTTGCAACGATGGTGAAGACCTGCAGAGAAACGTTGCCGGCCAGGTTATTCACCCGAGGCAGGACGATCCGCTCCATATAGTCGTCCACATCCAGCGTGGTCTCGGCCGAAGTGAAGGCCACGTCCACATGGCGCTGAGTGGCGACCGTGAGCAGGAACTGCTGCTCGAGGGTATCCTGAATGGCAATGCCAGGACCGTCCGTCACGGTGTAATCATTGGGCAGGCGTATACGGAGCTGAGCTCCAATGCGGGCGCCTTCGATGCCAAACTGCGATTCGAACTGTCGGCTGATGTTCTGGATGAAGTAGTTTGTGTTCAGGAAAAGCTTGATCGAGTACCGAGTCACCATGCTCGGCGTGATGATTGAGTTTGCCATCGGGATGGCACCTTGCTTTTAGCGCCACCTCTAAAGGGCGCGACAACTCTTGGAAGCCCCTGCGGGCGATGTTGTCCGCTTCCCGAATTCGGACAATTGACGGGATAACCTTGATAACGCTCAAGTAGCGGCGGTGGGCGAAACGCTATAACGCCCTATCCCTGATAACGCTCAGGTCGCGGCGGAGCCGAATTCCGCTACGGCTTAACTCTAGCGTCGCGGCGATCTTGCCTGCATCCGCTCATTAAAGGCTTTGCTCCACTCAACGTCACTCATTTTGTCCTGGTCCTTGCTGTTCCAGTCAAACGTTTTGCCAGTATTGGCTTCGACGTGAGGAGCCGGGCGAGGCGCCTGGGAGACGGTCTTGGCTGGTGCCGCGGCCCGCTCTGCAGGCAGTGCAAGGTTTGAAAGTTTGGTGGCGTTTGCAACCATAGCCTTGGAGTCCATGCGTTCGGATATCCTCGTAATTTCGGCAATGCGGCGCGCCGGAGACATGGTGGCCATGGCTGCAGCCTTGGACGGATCCTCGGTAATGGCGCGCACCACCTCGTGAGTCTTCTCACGCCCGGCAACATCCATGATAGAACTAATGAAGTCCGGCGTATTCAGGTCGAACGATTGCAGGATGTTCAGGGAGTCGTTCCACTGAACGCCATAGGCTTGCACGCCGGCAGAACTGACCTGGGACGCGTCCCGCTGAAAGTTCAGCTCCATGGCCCGGCGGTCGATATCTGACTGTGTGACCTGCTGCTGCGGCTCGTGCCGCGGCTGTGGAGGCGGATCCGCTTGCCCATTACCGCTACGCTGTAGCCGCGCAATTAGCTCCTGGTGCTCGCGATCGCGGCGGCGGTGCTCCTCGAGGGCCGCCTCAAGCTCCCGGTTCTTGGCCCGCAGTGGCGTTACCTCACGCACCAGCACATCCGCCGGGATCATCCGCGGCTGCGGCGGCGTCTCCAGCGGCAGCTCCGGAGCAGTCTCCGGTGCCGGGTCGGCGTTCAGAACGGGCTCGGGTGTATCAGTGGCTAGGTTGGTGTCGCTCATACATCTCTCGCAAATTTGCTAACCGCATTTGCCGATATGCAATCAGTTAGGGATTTTGATATTCTCTCCAGCATCGGAGGCCATACCGCAACAGGATAACAATGAACTCCATCTCTATCAATTACTGTAATACTTCCATCATCATGCACATTCACGCCAATTGAATTTTTGTAAGTATAATAGTAATCGTATAACTCTGATTTTAGTGTCAATTGAACCTCGATCGCGGCATCAGCAGTTCCTTGAAGGTGTTGGAATGCTTGCCATAGTCCTCTTTGATTTTGCGATTTTCGTAAGGATCGCCCACGAATTGCTGCGTGTTTGGTGCCAAACGCAGACCCTCAAAATTGGGCGACTGCTTCGCCACCTGGTCCCATAGGGCAATCGCCAGGAACATCCGGCGCTTGTCGTGCTCGGGAACACGCTCCTCGCCTAGCAGCGCCGCATATCCCGCCCTGATGGCGTCCACAAAGCCGCGCCAGTTGCATTCCGCATAGGCGTATTCGCTAGGCCAGTTGGCCCGGAATTTCTCCGACCGGTTCTGCCCATGGAAGTCGCCGGCCAGCTGCTTTGCGTCATTACAAAGCATGCGAATGAGCTCCATTGCCTGCTGCTTTGGAATGGGCTCGCCGTTGACTTCCATGTAATCGCCGAGCTTGGGTTTTTTCATCTAGTTGCCCTTGGCAAAGAAAGGCCGCCATGCCCAATCAGGCACGATATCAGATCAAAACAAATCATGATCACCGCGATTGCCACGGCGGCCCAAAAGACGATACGCAGCGCGGAAATGACGACGCCCACGCCGCCAGCGACGGGCGAGCCTAACCCGCTCAATACGAAAGGGATTAGCAGGTTGATGATCGCAAATACCGCGCCAAAAACGACCAGCCAAATCAACAGCTGTTCAATGAACTGAAGCGAAAAACACGCCATGTTGGCTCATCCCTTCCCCGCCGGCTTTCCAGGGTTGATGTTCTGCTGGCTAAACGCATCTTTGGGAGCCCGCATGGGCCGTTCTTCCATGTTCCGAGAGATGGTCTGGTGCCCCGGCCAATTGTTGGTTGGCATCGGCCGAGGTGTCGTATCGCTTGCGGATGGGCGATCGATGCCCTTAGAACCTGGTCGAGGCCAACCTTTAGCCATGGCTATCCCCTTTCAGGCTTACGGAGATGACGGCGTCGGAGGAGTGACCTTCGCGACTTCCGTATTGAGAGCCGTAGTCAGGTTCTGAATATTCGTCACAGCCGTTGCGATCGCGGGGTTATTCCCGGTGTTGGCAGCGGCAATAGCCGCCAACTCTGTATCGATCGCGGCTACCGCACTCGTCACAGACGTCTGAAGCGCAGCAACGGCGGCGGTCAAATTGTCAAGGTCGGACATGATTGTGTTTACCTTCGCGGTTAGAGCATTGATAGCGTTCATCACTGCCGTATGGCGGGCTGCGGCAGAGGCTTCCGTTTCGCAGACCGTTCGAAAAACCATTACTTGCCTTTTTTGCCTCTGCGCGCCTCTGATAGGGCGATTGCCACTGCTTGCTTGCGGTTGGTCACCTCGGGGCCTTTCTTGCTTCCAGAATGCAGCTTGCCGGCCTTAAACTCTTTTAAGACTTTATGGATTTTGCCTTTGCCTTTTTCAGCCATTGTCTGTCCTTCTCAATATATAGAGCAAGAGATCGTAAAATGGTCGGATCATCAGCACACATACCTAGAACTCTATTGCATCTATTACACAGCCAGCCCCTAAAGTGACCGTTATCGTGGCAATGATCGAACACAATTCCTCTTTCATCGCCTGGAGAATTGCAAACCTCGCATAGCATCGGCCTAGGTCTTGATGCTTTTTGCTCCGCAATTCTTCTCCACCTTGCCGCCTGATATTTCCTAGAATAACTTCTGCGAAATTCTGTTTTGTTGTAAGCCCGTGTTCTTTCTAGAATTTTTTCTTTTTCTCGTTCATAGTAAGCTTTGTTAGCTTTGCTATTACATTCAATGCAGTCAGGCCTCGTACCGCGTTTTGATCCATTATGTTTATGAAAGGAATCGATTGTCTTGAATTTAAGACACTTAGTACAGACCAATCCATCAATTCCATCTCTTGTCTCTATATAGCTCCATTTTCTTCCAACAATCGCAGGCATTTGTCTCTTCTCTGAGTTGATGCGAGAAGAGGAAAATAGTAATTTATGCCGTAATTTTCAATTGAATTCGTGCATGACCTTTTCAACTTTCTTTGCGCCCTTGCCCTTCATTTCAATAAACCCTTATGACCCTGCACATCGTTAGAACATGCTTTCCAAGAGGCCCCATGCCTGAGCTGAAATGCACTTCAAAGCCGGCTTGATGTGCTTCCGTGCACAGATCCAGCAGCGGCTGATAAATCTCCACTGCGCGCCGCTTGAAGTCCGCGGCAACCTCCGCCTCTGGCTTGGTCGGCACAATCCTTGCTACTTCACTCATTCTGCTGAACTGCTTTCGTTGCTAATCGTGGCCTCATTGGCCTGCTGAATCGTATTGTAGATGTGCTCCCGCGCGCCTTGATCGATCTCATGGAAGCGCTGGCGGGCGCTCTCAGCCACTTCATGGTCCAATTGCTCGCGCTGCGCGGGCGTAAGGATGATTTTCGATAGCGCCTCGACCGTAGCATGCAGGCTATCGCTATCCGCCCGCATTCGCTCCGTCTGCGCCTTGAAAGCCTCGATATCGCGCCGCTCGTCTTTGCCGCGAACCTTCAATTTCTCGTCCGCAAGCTTGGTTATGAGCTCAGAATTCATGGCCGTTAGTGCCTGCAGCTGCTGCTTTAGCGCCGCCAGCTGCGGATTTGCGTCTTCATCGAACAAATACGGCTTTGTGGCCTTCAATTCCTTCTGGAAACGCTCTTTTAGCTCCTCAGCACCCGCAAAATCGCTAAATTTGAAGAAAATATCGGCAATTAAGGCTGTCAATTCCTTGTTGGCCTGCATGATCTGCGCCATAGCGTTGAAGGTCTCTTCACGCTTGGTCGCGAAATCAGGCCCAGGATCGGAAATGACCTCGAATTCGCCCACTCCTGGGTTAAACGAGATGCGGGCTGCCTCACCCTCCTCCTGAACCTTCGCAAGCTCCCTAACTGCCTCCTGCTGATCAGGGTCAACATGCACCCAAGCACGCTTGCCCATCTCATCTTCGATCTGGAGAACGCGCCTGGTATCGTAAATCTTCGGAATCAGGTCTAGCAGTTGAACCCCGACAAACCGCTTCATATCCTTCATGTGCTCTACGAAGTGGTATGTGGCGGTGTCGCCCTGCTCCTGGCGCTCGTTGATGGCCTTACCGGACGATGCCGACTGCTGATCGTCTTCGCCAAGCTGGGCCTGGAACTGACCGGACACCATCATCATGTGTCGCTCGGCATCCTCACCGACCTTTATCCACCCAGGTGACGGCGTCGGCGGGTCTATTCTCTGCGGAGGCGGCACTGGCTGGTCAGGATGCTCGTCATCAATGTCTTGCCAGGTTAGAACCGCATAATTCTTGATGTTGGCGTCTTTCCACTGCTCTTGACCTTCTGTACCACGAGCCGGAACCAACCATTGACTCTTAACCGCACTGGCTACGTGCTCTACGGTACACGAGGCGGCATAGTTCAGCATACGCTGTGCATCGATAAGCGGGCGAGTATGCCCTTTCCGATCTAGCGTTTTGTCGATAATGACTTCGAGACCGACGGCTTTGGCTATAGGAATATATTTCCCAGCCCAATCTCCCTTGTCTATGACGGTATCGCCGGCAATCAGGAACCATTCGACCTTGTCGTTTGTAACCTTGCGCGTCCCGCCGTCGATCTCACCATTTTTGATCTGCTCTTGCAGAGCCTTGTAGATGTCCGTCTTGCTCTCATCGCCGCGGATTTCTTCCAACAACTCAGACCGGAGCCAATGCTGGGCCTCTTTGCCTGGCTCCTGCCACCAGATGTACAGGTCGGGGGACTCACGCTTGCGATAATATTTGACGATTGTGATACTTTTGTCGGTCAGCCATGCCGCCATCTCCGTATTGAGAGGAGCTGACCCTATCTTGTTCTTCCACTTAGGATATTTCCGGTTGAACTCTCGGCGGGACATCTCCTCAAAGATAAATCCGTAGTTTGCATCAGATCCGTCGGGCTCAGTACTCCATCGATCGAGATAGACACCTGTAGGATCACGTGCGGCTCTAAAGTAAATGTCTTGGTCATTGGATTTATTGGAGACGTACCTCGTCTCGAGAACCACATAGCCAATACCACCATCGACCTGCTGTTCCGCTACCTTCCGAAATTGTGCCGTGGAATTGGACTGATAGTTGATCCGTCGTATCAGGTTCATCCTGACCTTAGCCGCCTCATAGCTAGCATCGCCACTGGTCGGCCGCACCATCACCCCAAGACCAGACTTACTCATCTGGTTGATAATGATGTCGTTGTGAACCCTGGTCTTGTTGATGGTTAGCGACGGAAGCTCGCTTTGCCCGCCAGTGCGCTCTTGATAAATCTTGTCCGGCCATTGCCAAGCGTTCCGAGAATCACCATTGGAGAACTTGATATCGGAGCGGGTGCGCTCGTCAGTATCGCCCTGCCAATTCTTGATCTCGTTCCACCGCTCGTTGGCCTCGGTAACGACGTCCCTTTCTGTCTCTTTACCGGTCGGTTCGTCATCCGCCGGCGTGGAGTCAAAGAGCATTTACCGGCCTAGCCACCCTGTACCGCGATCAGCTCCGCCGCGGTTGACTTCAATCACGGGAATGCGAGGAGCCCGTGGAATGACTTTATCCATTATCTCACGGTGCCCGCAGGCGAATGTCCGCAGCGCATCGGCGGCATGCGACGCAAAGTCATGCAACGGCGCATCACGGAATGCTTGTAGCTTATCGTTCCATTCCCGGCGATACGAGCGCAGGCAGTTCAATCCTTGCTCGCATCTGGATTCGTCAATCCAGGCTTGGTCAAGGACTTGCCGTACTGCGTTAATCCCGTCATTGACGTTGGAGACGGGTACCACGACGGGCGTAATTCGTAATCCCCTGAGAGTATCGACACGCGATTTCCCCTGATTGCCAAGCTCTCGGTGGGCGACATCATGGGGGAAGTAGTGTCGGCCATAGACCCATCCATGCTTGACTGATTTCTGGTCGAGAACACGCGCGTACTCATCAAGACCGACCCCTGATCCTTCGTGGTAATCCACGAGACGAAATTCTCGCCCAACCCTTTGGATGAACCAAATCGCCGTAGAATCCGATATGCCAAGATCCCATGCCGTATGCACAGGGACAGTGCGGTCCACCGGGATATTGCCAATGCGTCCTTCCCTTTGTGCCCGCGTCAGATACGCGCCGTAGTAGCTGCCAACAAAGGCGCCTTCGAACGAGCAATAATACTCCTGCTCAAAAAAGGCTTTGCCATCATCCACCCCATAAAGCTTCTGATTCTCCCGAAGCTCGGTGGCAAGCTCTTCATCCGTAAATACGCCGGTATCGGCAACCGTCAGAAGCTGGGCAAACCACGTTGGATCCTGTCGGGCCATGTCGTAAGTTTTACGGGCATGGTTAGACCCCCGAGGCGTGGTCTCGTAAATCACCCAGCCTTTCGATTCCGCGAGGATGGGTCGGAGGAACGCGTCAGCCTTCGGATCAGCCAAGGCCCATTCGCTAAACACAATGCCAGCAGGAGTAGAGCCGACAAGAGAGTTATAATTGTCAGACCCAACAAGTCTCCAAGTACTTCCATTCTTGAATCTTATCATCATGTCCGCATCACGCGTGCGGTCCCGTATCTCAAGCGGGAAAGCCTGGTCAATACGGCGCTCTCCGGTGTGGGGAGACACAGCGTCCCAGATTGCCTTGCGGGCTTGGGACTGCTCCGGAAGCATGTGCCAATAGTCACCCACGCGCTTCTGGGAAGCAATCGCAGCCCAATGCAGGCTGACGTCATCCTTACCGGACCGGCGGTGCCAGATGATGCATGCCCGCTTGCCGCCATTGTTTAGATAATTCCAAACTGGCAGCTGATACCGGCGCGGCTCCCAATTGTTGGGCAACCGCACCTCACCAGGTCGAGTAAGACCAAGGATACGGTCTAGCTCAGCCTTCTCGGCGTGCGTAAGAGACTTTATTAGCTCTACCGGGTCGGCGTCAGCTAGTTGCACGTACGCCCCATAGTGAAATTAGCCGGCATAGATACTTCCGGGTTCTGGAACGTCCAGCACTGACCGCCTTGGTTCATAAACACCACCCAAAGCAGATGATGTTCCGGGCCATAGTCGATCACCAGATACGCCAGGCCATCGCCCTTGGAGGTCTTCAAGGGCAACGGCGGGTTGAGCTGAAGCATCACTCGCTGTGCCAGCCGTTCTTGATAGCAAGAACCAACAGGTGCTCTTTCTGCCGCTCGGCTAATGGCAGTCACCGAGGCATCGGTACAGGCCCTTCAGGAGCCTTCGCTGGCTTGGTGCCGCCAGGATCGGACTTGCCGGAAGCGGAAGGCTTCTGCGTGCCCTGACCGGACTGGCAATTGAGAGCCATTGAGGTGCCCATAATGCCTTTCACTGAACCGATATCGTCTGCCATGGTAGTTCTCCTTTCTAGAGGTCACTTGTCAGCACAGAGCTGCCGGTATCGTTCCGATCGCCAATAGATAGGCGTCGATAAAATGACAGGTCTGGGCAACCTGTGTTGCCGTTAGATTGTTCCCAATGGTTGCTGCAGCAATCTGCAGAGCCGTCCCAAATCCAGCGGTGCCTGCCATATTGGCCGCCAGTATGTAGATGTTCTCATCAGTCATCGCTGGCATGTTCGTGTAAGTATATGCAAACGCACCGTTCATATAAGTCGATATTGTAGAGCCAGACAGCGTCGTCAGAAAATTTCCCACCGACGTCGCGGGATGCGTTGCAGACAGTGGAAACCCAAAATTCGTGTTGTTCACGTTCGAGAAATAATTGATGCCGCCTGTCCCAGACGGAAAGCTAGGAGTGATGTTGGTTATACCTGCAGGAAACGGCGGGCCTCCGCCCTGTGCCCCCATGGCAAAGCCACCGGTATTAGTCGATATCGTATTGGTCAGGCTCCGTAAGGAAATATGAGCGGCATTAAGAGAGAAATTACCCGCCGCGGCGTTGGGACTAAAGCCTGTATCAATGAAAACCGTAGTGCTGCTATCAACTCCAATATAGCCATGATTGGCCGTGAACACTGGGCTTCCATTCGGAATGGCCGTAAAGCTAGTAGAACAGAGGTTGAAGTTTGCTAGCGTGGAGTTGACCGTCGCAAAAATATAGAAAACGTCAAATGTGGTGCCGCACCAAATGCCATCATTCACCATACCGCAAATAAGATTCGAGTAGGCGTCGTGATGCACTCGATCAAGGCTCGCAACACCGCCTGCCCTGGCAAGGAACGCCGTTGCCTGAGAACAGGTGAGCGGAGGAGGCGGCTCCAGGTAGTTGAGGAAACCAATCTGGCCGGCAAAGTCCTGTGGTGTACCAATGAAGTTCGTCAGCCTGATGCCCCCCGTCTGATAGGCTCCTGCGTCTGTCGTTTGCCTGGGAAGAAAGGCAAAAGAGTGCGGGAAGGCATAGTTGATCGCAGGCGATGCAGGGAATTGCAGATGCAAATTCCCCATAATCAAACTTGATTCGTCCATAAACAGAGGATCGACATCGCCCTTGTTATTGACGGGCTGCCAGAAGCCGATGTCACCATTGAATAAGGCGACGCACGTTCCGCCTACAGCCGGTCCGAAGACAACATTGTTGAACCATTTGGTTCCTACGTCAGTGCCCCTTCCGTCACCCGCCACAACGCAGAAATTGCACGGAACGCCGGAGAAATTGCAGTCCGTCACGAGGTTCTGAGTGGCGAAGGCCGCGTTGCTGTACCAACTATTGTTATTCCCACCCGCCTCGCTCAGTTCTCCTATAGCGCCAGCCAGAAACAGATCGAGGCCATCGTGATAAAATGAGTTGTTGGCTGTCGTAACGTAATTGACGCCAAAGTTATGCATCCCACGGCCGCCGTTGAACTGCACATCGTTGAAGCTGACTAACGTCTGATGGTCTGGATAGTTGTAGGGATCGGTTCCGGTACCTCCGCATGGCGTTCCGCACCATGTATCGTTGATGATGCCATTGCCGTCCGTATGTCCCGCACCGGGGGCGATGAAGTTCAAACTCGCCCCAGACTGTGTCGTGAGTGTCGGACGCGTCACCGTGGCTGTATTGCCGGTTATGGAGCTGATATACGTGAACGGTTGGACGCCGGGTCCGGTAATGAGAACGCCTTCCCCAAGTGTAGTCGATGTCAGCGCGCCGCTGAATCCGGTCGGATAGACAACGCTTATGAAATAAGTGCCATTTCCGCCCGTACCGGTGGTTCCACCCGTCCCGTACGGATAGATAAACGTAGTCTGGAATGTTCCAGCGCCGAAAATCTGGTCGCCTGGCGAGATGGTGCCCGTGATCCCGGTCACTGTCAGAATCTGCATCCCAGAAGATATGGACCCCGTAAAGCTCGCCGAGGTACCAAGACTGGCAATGTTGTCTATCGTCGTCGAGCTGTGGGTGTTTGCTGTCGTTACGAACGTGTTGAGAATGCCAAGGCACACCGTGCAACCATTGTTAAATACACGGTTCCAGGACATCATATTGGTGAACGGAGCGAAGGCGAGATCGGCTGTAGTCGGCGTATATGGCGGATATGGATTGAGGTTATCGCCGAGACGCTTGAGAGCAACCAGACCTATACCAGAGCCTTCAAACTGATCCGTAAACGCGCAATCCGACGCGTTATTATGGATCATGAAGAAATATTCGCTGTCACTCAGACCGATGCAGCCAATGCCGCATCCGTGCACATTGTTGTTTAGAATCCAGATGTGATGTCCGGTTCCGCCGAGATCATTTAGGCCTGCATCAAAGCAGGCCGTAGCGATCCCGCCATACATGAACTGCTCGCCGCCATCGACGTCGAAACCGTCAATGATGAAATATGGCTTGGTGAAGCCGATCACCGCCTGTCCGTTGGACCCCATAAAGATTCCATCGAACAGAATGAAGCATTGGTCGAGTACTTCGCAGCGATAAGTTACGTACCCGGTAGGAGAAGCCTGATTCCCACCATTCTGCGGGATAAAAGCCTGCGTCCACGTATAGGTGCCCGGCGCAACGTTTATACAGTCTCCGGGAGACCGCGGATTGGCATCAGCGTGCTGGATTGTCTTCCACGCCGTGCCAGAGCTCAGGCCATTATTCGCGTCGTTGCCGGTCGTCCCGTTTACGAAATAGGACACCGAGCAGGTATATAGCAGCCCAATGCCGCCGCTATAAGTCTGATTGGCAAAAGCCTCCGGACTAGGCCCAGGAGCCTCAGCAAAAGCTGAGACAATCGACAGCAGCAATGTGACTGTGAAGGCGATTATAGGTTGCACGGCTTCGTCACCAAATCGACCCGCTCAAACAAATTTGTCCCGTCATACCAGAGTGGAACGATTCCCTTCAGGCGAGAAGGATACAGATTGAATATCGCACCGCTGCTAACGCACGTGACGGAGGGCAGCTGATAGCCCTTTCCAGCGCAGTGAGTGCAGCTAGGCGTGAGATCGGAAATGACCGAGGGCGTCGTTAACGTGCTCGTGTTGGCGTTCCAGCCCATACATCCGGTTACTACGATGAAACCTGCGCAGTTCGGCGCCCCCGACTGATTTGCCAGCAGGTCCGTCGTATTCGTGAAACCCGGGCTTCCGGTGAAGTTCGTACCGGCAGAAGCTCCGTTGAACAGGCACTCGTCATTGCCTGACATTGGCGCATTCAAAATGTTCTCGTTCCCCGTGGTTCCGATCGTAATATTGGCCAGCGAGGACGGTCCGCTCATTCCACCCAGCAAAAGACCGCAGGTGTTGCTCTGCGCCGCATCGGCAATGTTGTTAATAACGAGGAACGTAGGCGCGCCGGGGTTGTCCATCTGGATGTTGATGTCGCCCTGGCCGCCAACATTGCTTGTATTGGCGTTGAAGCTGGTGTTGTTCTCCACGAAGTCGTGCAGCGCGCCAACGTTATTGAAGTTCTGCATAAAAATCTGGATTCCGAACCGATAGGCGCTCCAGCTGATGTTGTTGAGCATCACAGACTGGTTGACGACTCCATGGGCATCCCATGTGTCGAACATGAAGTTCTCAATGTCCGAAGCGCACCCATTATTTGGCTGATTGTAAGAAAACCCGCCGTACATCATAAAGTGTGTGCCGACATTCGAGTCTATCGAAGCAGGACCGGCCATAACGGTCGCAGCAGTGCAAACTGTGTTCTGCTCGGAATTCTGAGTGATGTTGGCAATGTAGTAGGTATAGTCAAAGCCTGTGGCGCCTGGAACGTCGTGGCTCATTCCGTTGTCGAGGCCACCAAGCCCTATCCCGACATTGAAGATCACGTTGTTAATAAACGCTATGTCATGAACCGTTGCGGCTGACCCATCGGCCACCATGGCCCCAGTGCCAGAATTCCCGTGTACTTGCCAGCCTTCAACCGCCCAATTGCTAGATGTCACGTCCATGGCCCAGCCGGCGCCGGTAAACGTAATGTTGCAGGAGGTGAGATCGCTTCCGCCGCACAAAAGCACCGCGAAATACACGCCTCCGGTTCCATCAATGCCGCCAGACGTCGATGGGCAATTGGAGATGGTGCCGAAATTTCCAAACCCGTTCCCTGAATAATTGCCTGCGCTGGCTATAATCACGTCTCCGCAGCTCAAGGCGTGATTTGGACTAGCCCATGGTCCGTGACCGCCCCCGCTCGTCGGGGCAAGGCCATCGTTTGAATCGCTGCCGCTCGTGGATATGTAATGAAGCACATGGCTGGTCGGCAGGCTAAACGCAACATTGCCGCTGCTCGATGTGAATGTCGTGCTTGGCGATGTCGCTGACGCGGTATTCGATCCGGTTCCGGTTACTGCCAGCGTTCCCGTGCATGCGCTTGCTGGTGTCGTAAACGTAGCGCTCCAAGTTCCACCACTTGCTGAGAACCCACTTACCGTGGACGAGCCCGAGCAACCACCGCCATATGTGGCGGCCGTCAACCCGGATGGAGCGGCCACCGTGTATGTGCCGCTACCGCTGGTCGTGGATGACGTGCTCGCATTGGTAAGAGACGTGAAAGCCAATGTGGGACTAGACGACGCCGTCTGGTTCAGACTTCCCTGGAAAAATGCCTGCGGATATGCCGAACCAGTCAACAAGCAAAATGCTAGCGTTACCAAAAACCTTAGCATCCAACCCCCAGCAAAGACCTATTCGCAAGACACGTAACGGCGCCTGGTACCTTCAGCGTAATGGCCCAAGCGTCAAAAGCGCCGCTTCCCTGCGTCGCGGTCGCCGTGATCGACGCAGTGGTAGACGTCACTATGTGCTCGGAGAAATTTCCGTTCGTCGTCAGGCCATTCCCCGATGCGCCGTCGGGAGTCCAGCCAGCTCCTTGGCTGTTGGCCGCAGCACCGACGTTGGATATCAAATATCCAAGCCCTATCTCGGTAGAAGAGGCCAGCGTACCCGTCGCGCCGCTACTCATTGCAGTTCCGGTCGTACCACCAGCTTCAACAGCCTTGTCGAAGGACGGCGTAGTCATGCCGGTGATTTCCCAGCATACTATCTCGGTAAAGCTGCCTGGCGTGGCTGAAAAATGAGCTGTGAATGTCGTGACGCCCGTGGTCACCGTGAAAAAGGCGGCCATAGCGCTGCTGCCGACATTGCCGATAATCGTGCCCTTAGATGAATTAGTCGGAGTATCGCTGCTGCCATCGGTAAACGTAATCGATGTGACGGTGCCGCCGTTCGAATCGGAATTGGCTCCACAAGCGACAACACTGCCGGCAAGCGTGGCGGTTAGCGTGACCGCACGCGTTGCCGCGCCAGCGCCACCAGCCGTCTTGAATTGACGGACCGCAATGACTGCCTCGGCATTGGTGGCGCCGAGCAGAACAGAGATAAGGCAGGCTAGTCTAAGTAGGCGCGTCATTGCTGCGCCAACACAAGCGTACCAGCTACGCGGCCAGATCCGCTTTGAAGAAGGCACACGTTGTTCAAGCTGGTTAGCGAGCCGGCCGCTACAGGCGCCGCGCCATTGCCTAGTGTAAGACCGCCGTTAGCCGCGAAGTTTGGTCCATTGGCTGCGGTCGTGCTGCCAATGATTGCCGCTGGCGTGGTGGCACAAACGGTGCCCGTTCCCTCAACGAGGGAAACGTTCTCAGCATCCGCGCCCACAACCGCGATCGAACAAACGTAGTTCTTCTTGGAAGAGCCGCCGAGAGACGCAAGTTGCGTACTCGCGGTTTGGCTGATCGGAATATAAGAGATCGTGCCGGTGATACACGGATTGGCGACTACTGCAGTGCCGTTAAACGATGAAAAATCGGTGAGCAGACCACGGGCGGCCGTGATGCCGACCGTACAGGAATGACCGGTGACGCATGCCGTGGCCCCGCCCGAAGTGAACTGCCCGGCAATCTGCGAGGATACCGTGGTGCCAGCGGTGAATGTGCCTGCATCCGCGGTTATGCCCCAACTCGCAGCCGTACCCGGATTGGCAAGGATCGGCGTCATGGACGCCACTCCCTGGACAGTGAGGACATTGGCAGACGCAGAGCCGGCCGTACCTGGCGCAGAGCCTGCAATGGTCGTCGTGTCCTGTCCTACGGCTACACGTTCGGAACCTGTTCCAACCGCTCCAGCGCCCGTCAGAATGGTTACGGCGTTGACCTGCGCGAGATTCGTTGAAATTGCGCTTTGGTTGCTTGCGATCGCAACCGGAGAGCTGTTGGCCATCGTGGCTTGGCCATTCGCGTTAGCATTGGTTACGAACGCATTAACGCCGATCACTTCTACCGCGCCGGGACTTGTCCCATAATTGGATGGCGATCCGAGGGCTGACCCTGCCAGCTTGTTAAGATTGACGAAAATATTGCGATCGTTGGTCAGCTGGACTGCGCCGGCCTGACCTGACGTAAGATTGCTGATCGCACTATTGAAAATGCCGCCAATCGCCGTAAACGATGTCGTTCCCTGCGTGAACGTGCCCTCATCGGCAAGGCTTGATCCACCAGAGCTCGAGCATCCTGTGACGCAATTGATCCTTAGATTACCGGCCGTATCCAAGGATAGCGGATCAGTCTGCGCTGTGGTGTAAGTTGGCGCACCTGTCGTCACAGCGCCCATAATCAGGTGACCAGTCTGCCCTGACGTCGTGGACGCTATCGCCGCATTGGTTGGCTGAAGAGCCGACGTAGATGCCCCCGTGGGCAGCGGAAGAGAAGCTGCGCTGATCGCCAGCGCAGTCATCGACGCTATGCCCTGAACGGTCACGACATTTGTCGAAGCAGTGCCGGCCGTGCCCGGAGCGGATCCGGCAATCGTCGCCGTATCAGTTCCAACCGCTACGCGCTGGGAACCAGTGCCAACCGCACCTGTTCCCGTCAGGACAGTAACGCCATTTACCGTGCTGGTGTCGGTAAGAAAGCCGCGCCCAGAAGTAATGCCGACCAAGCACTGATGGCCCGTGACGCAAGCCGTGGCGCCGCCGCTTGTGAATTGGCCGCCGGCCGGCGCAAATGTGGATGTGCCCGCGGTAAAAGTGGCGGCATCTGCAGCGCTGGCACCGGAGCCCGAGCAATTCGCGCACTGGACATTTAGATTGTTCGATGTCGAGGCGATGACGTTGCCAGAACCATCGACTATTTGGGTCTTCTGATTGGCGTTCGTCTGATTGGCCGAGGTGGCCAGCGCGGACGTGTTTAGATTCGTTCCAGCATTGGCTGTGACGCTGCCACCGGTGTTCTGCATCGGTGTTCCAAGCGTCGTATTAATCGTGGTGAGTGTGCTATTGCCGGTCGTCTGAAGCGCAGACGTCGCCGCTCCGGTGGGCAATGGCAGGGCGGACGCGCTCACGGCAAGCGCCGTCATCGAGGCAATGCCTTGCACCGTAAGGACGTCTGTCGATGCCGTACCAGCCGTGCCAAGCGCCGGCTGTTTGGCGGAAGTCGATGCCCCGGTAGGGAGGGGAAGAGAGGCTGCCGTTATCGCGACGCTATTGTTCGGGCTGACTGCCACCACCATCGCGGGATCTGTCGCGCCAGCGGCAGTGCTCGCCGCCTTGACCGCGGCACATTGAGCCGCTGCGGTGCCATCGCAAATACCGTTCATCCAAACGAAATTGCCTGACCCGTCCGTAATGACATCCCACGTATGGGTGGCACCGGACGCGTCCTTACCAGTGACCGTGCCGGCGCCGGCAAACGCGTCCGTGGAGAACAGCCCGCATAGAGCGGCGAGAAGCACCAGCCTACTGAGCGTCAACATAGATGCTGTCTCCAGTCGTGGAGCATGTGGCGTAAATCGCGTCTGACGGAACCAGCGGATAATAGCGCGTGAACGGCTGGCCAGGGTTGAGGATCAATGCCGCCATTCCCGCCTGGACCGTGTTTCCGCCAATCGTGAAATTTGTTGATGTCGTTGTCGTTCCAGGAACAATCTGGCTATCTATGTTTGTCCCGAAAACCAGATAGCAGACGTCAGTGCCGCTGATCTGATTGTTCTGGATTGTAAGAGACTTGCGGGTACCTGTAGCTAGGATCGTCTGGAACGTGAGCCCGGTAGTTACCGTTACTGCGTGATTGACGGTCGTTGCGGCGCCAGCGCCTGGGGTTGTAACACCCGCATAGACGCCCTTTAGGGCCGCAATGACTGTGGCATTCCCAGATCCCGTAAAGGCCGTGTCGCTTGTTGTTCCGAGGTCGGGATTACGCGTGACCAGCGCCGGATCAGTCTGCGCAGCAGCCGTCGAAGCCGCCTTAACTGCCGAACACTGAGCAGCCGCGGTTCCGTCACAGACGCCATGTTCCCAGACATAATTGCCGCTACCATCGGTAATGACATCAAACGTGCGGGTAACGCCACCGGCATCCTTGCCCGTGACCGTCGTACTACCAGCGAAGGCAGGTGAGGCAAGGAAAACTAGAAGCGCGGCGGCGCCAAGCCATCTCATTTTTGAGGCTCTTGGCCCTTCGGCTGGTCAGAATTGTCCTTGTGCTCGACCACTTCCATCGCCGAGTTCAGCTTGTTCAGCAGATATACCGTGATCGGGGCAACCTGGATGCCCTCGGACTTCGTCGCGCTGTCTAAAACGCGACGGAGCGCCGTTTGCTCCTGGTCATTCAGGATGATCATCACGTCTTTGGCGCGCACCGATGTCGAAAGAGCTATCAGAATAAGCAAAATCCTCATTAACCACCCATCCAAGCAATGTTGCAGCCACTTTGTGAAAGGTCAGTCCCGCCGAAAGCACACGTAGATGACGAGGGGCACGGCGCACCAGAGTCGCCAATCGTCAGCGCATCAATCCAAACCACGCAATTGCCCGGCGTAATCGGGCCTTGAATGCTGAAAACCGGCGTTTGGGCTTCAGTAATGGTGGCAGGAATCAGAGCCAAGGCAGCGGCCAGTAACGCTTTCATCCACCCATCCATATGATGTTGCACCCAGCAACCGAGAAATCGAGCTGTCCATCCCCGCACGGTGTCGGCGGCGTGCCGCCACCAGCCCCTTGCCCCACAAAGGTCGTCAGCAATTGGCTGTTGGCCACTTGACTCGGAATTGCCGCAACGAGCATGCCGAGGACCACCGCAGCGGCCCTAAAGAGGGCTGTTGTCATAGTAGACAATGGCCTGAACGGCGGACCCAGCAGTCGTGTTTATGCACAAATCATTGCCGGGAGGCGCCTCTAGCCCACGGAATACCGAAGAGTTGTCCGCAATGCCGCTAATCCCGGTCACAGTGCCCCACTGATAGGCCGGCGTAATCTTCGTGGTGCCGGTCCCGCAGTTCGTGCCCGTGCCATAGATCAGACTGACGTTTACGGAACCCGACGATGAGGCAAAGTTAAACCCGCACACAAAAATTGCCGTACCAGTACTGACCACAAGGCGTGTGGCGCCGTTCGTACTCGCATCATAGATGACCGACTTGCCGCACGTGCGTTGCGTCGTGGTGCCCTGCGCTGCCACCTGGCCGGGTGCGAGTAAGCCAAGCAGCAGCGCGAGAGCCAAGAGCCGTAGCAGGCTAGAGGGGGCAAGCATGTTGCGGCTCCTGTCGGGAGATATCAGATGTACCGATACCAAGTTGTGTTAGCCACTTGGTAAATCCAACATGCTGACGTCAGGACATACGTTGCCGAACCAGTGGTAACCTGAACACCCAATGTGGTCGGCGTGGTGCCCCCAGCAAATACTTGGCCAGACGTGCCGGCATTGACCGCGGTCAGCGTAAGAATGCCAGTGCCTGCGTTATCAATGCAAAACGTCTGATTCTGCATCGGATTGGGAGGCAACGTGATTGTCGCAAACGTTGCTGAGCCAGCGCCCGTGTAAATGTACTTCTGAATACCGTTGGCAACGACAGGGTTCTGCCCTGTTCCGGTCGTGGAATTGATGACAAACCCGCCGTAACCGGTGCCGAGCGCCGTGACGGGCAATACTGCAGTCTGCGCGCCACCATTAGGCTGAGCCGTGCCGGGCGTATTGATATCAACCGGAACTACCTCGGTACCAACCAATGCAGGCGGCCCAGCAGGCTCCGTCACGGTGCAAATAACGTTCCCGGTAGTGGCATTGGCTGCCGCAGGCGTGCCGCTTTGGCCGGTAATGGTCTGCTGAGCTGGGCCTACAATATTGCTGCCAGAACAATAAGCAGCACCGCCAATAATCGGCATCGTCTGCCAGAGGCCACCGCCCCAGGCTAGCCCACCTGCAATGCAAACAGCCGCGGCTGCGGCAAGATATTTTGTCAACTTCATGGTTCGCTCCTTGCTACAGCCGGCGTATGCCGGAATTACCATCCTGTCGGATCGATGCTTTTGGGGACGGGAGGGCATAGCATGTTGGCTATCGCCTTCACGCCTTTGAGCTCTCGTAGCCGCTCAATCTCATTGGCAGCCTCTTCGAGAAGATCAGCGCTATCGAGTAAGTCGTGCTCATCTTCGATGCTGCGCAACCGCTCAACGATATCAGTCACCATTCCCCTCCCCAGCCACCGCCGCGACCGCCCGTATAGGCACGATTGCCACCGCCCCAACTCCAGTCATAGCCGCCGCGAGGCGCATAAGACGGCGCCGGCCTCGGGGCGTAATAGCGCGGCGGATAATGCTGCGCGTAGCGCTCGGCATAGTGCCCGCCGCCGGCATAATAGCCTCGCCCAGGATAGGCATGGCCCCCGTAGTATTGGGCGCTGGCGGAAACGGCACTCATGGCAATCATAAAGGCAGCAACTGCAAGTCGCATCATGCTGCAGGGTCCTGCTGGCGCCTCACGCACTCTGGACAGGCAAGTTTTCGGTCGTGGCCAATTTCAACCAATTCACTCGCGCGCCCACGCCACCCACACCCACAAAAGATAAATCCCTCATGATCTTTCGTATGAGAAATTGGATCAATTGTTGCGGATGTAATGTGGGTCATTCAACCATTCTCCCAAAGACGGCACCATCCCGAGCGCCTAATATCCTGCACAAGAGAACACGTCGGGCTTGTCATGTGGTCGCTGTACTCGCACGTGTGGCAGAATTCAGGCTCGTGGCCCTTCCGGTAATTCGCCTCGGTATGCGTCAGCTTGTTGTCGAGCTCGCCCCGCAATAGCTGCGTATGCGTCCGGAAAAGCCTTATGCCGCCCGGTGGCTCACCTTCCTTCGTGAAAGTCTCAACATCCACGTTGTGGCTAATCGGCTGCCCTAGCGCCTGCCAAGCCCTCAGAAGGCTATCCACGCGCAAATGAGATACGATGAGCACCGATTTGCCAGGATGTTTCGCAATCGCCTCATAGAGGCCCTGGAAGGCTCTGCGCTTGAACTGATTGAAGCTCTCTCCTTCCGGTACCGGCCTATCAGGCTTCTTGGTGTAAGCCGCTATCTGCGGCCCGGCCATGCTCATCGGCCGATTGGTAAGAATCCCCAGACCCCAAGGACGCAACTTGGCAGAAGCTCGTGGCTCCACATCCAGAATGCGCCCAATAATCTCTGCGCTCTCCTCAGAACGCGCCAGGTCAGAACAGCATATCGCCCCTATGCCCTTATCCTTGAGCTTCAGAGCGGCCTGCCTAGCATCCTCGGCGCCTTCCGCCGTGAGGGGGCATTGGCTCCAGCCACGCTCGCGATCGACAGATGCGGCCGACTCCGAATTGAGGATGGTCGCCCCATGCCGGGCAAGATAGAACGAGACCTCCGCCCCTTGCTTTGCCCCTTCTAGTATTTCCTTGCGGGAGAGTTCAGCCCGCATCATCAGTCCAAATACCCGCTATTGCAAAAGCCGATAGGACCAGAAACATCGTAACCACACACCACACGTTCAAAATGTTGTTGTCGATCAAGATCATTTTCTAAACTTCGCATATTGCTCTCCATATTGAGAGGCTTGATCAACGATCGCTGGCGCCCCTGCGCCGGGATCCACCTGCAGCCGGCAAACCCAGTGCCCCTCCGGCGTCGTGCCAATATGCTGGTAAACCACAATCCGGCCATCCAACTCGATGTGCACGGCGCCGTGATGCACCCGCATCCAGCGCCCCATGAGATTGTGCACGTCAATCACGGTCTTGAGAGGCAATCCTGCCTCGAGGTGATAACCGCCGGTATCGTCCTGGGTGAAAACGATTGGCTCGCAGATCATTCTTTCGGCAATACAACGTATGAATGCCAGATCGGCAACCCGCCCCACACAACTAGAGGCATATCTCGCAGCTTCACAAATGAAGCAGGCACGAAAAACACCGTGCTGTCACTCCTGACCATCCGATGGCAAAACTGCTCGCTCATTTCCTGTCCTTGCCCAGCAATTGCCTTACCGCCTCAATCCGGTCCGCATCAGTAATGCCGCCGATAATAACCGTGGTGTTGTTCGCCGGCCGGTCCTCGCCATGATCGACCTTGCGCGCGTGGATGTAGGGGGCTGAAGACTTCGCCATATCAGCCCGAAATGCCAAAGGCTGATCTTCGTCTTCCATCAGCGACAACATAAATTCAAGCGGCGTCATGCGAGCGCTAGCTACCGCGGCATCAAGCCTAGCCCTAACCGCCATCGTTTTTCTGTTTGGCGTTCCTTTTTTTCGGCCGCCTCTACGCTCGCCCGGCTTTGATCCAGGCATTTACTACTCTCTGCTATTTGTTGCTATTTTGCCACACCTACCAATTAGGCCCATTTGGCAGCAGCTTATGGAGCCGCCAAACTGTATCGAGGCACGATCCGATTATAGCTGCTGCGAAGATTGCCAGCACCACGAAGACCCACGCTGGGCGTGTCATCGGTAGTTAATCCCAGGCAGGAACGGGAGTCCTGGGTTGTAGTAATCGTTGTATTGGTACTGTCGCCTAATGTTTGGGTAGTACGGGTACGGCGTGTAGTTGCGCGCCGGCGGTGCTGACCACCAGATATCGCCGCGGGAGTTATATCCGCCGCCTTGGGATGGGTTACGGCCTTGGTAGCGGCCGTCGATGTTGTAATCGGGGTATCGGTAATACTGGGCCGATGCGGCCCGAGCGAACAGCACCACCGCAATCACGACTAAGACGAATATTACAACCCCAAGAAGTATATCTATTGCTTTGCTGGCCATTTGCCGTTCTGTTGTGTTTATTCAATTCGGCTGGAGGCGGCCGCCCAATGTTTACTCAATTCGACTGGAGGCTTAGGCCCAAATTCATTCTGGGTGCCTTCTGCGCCAAACCACATGTATCTTTCGAAGAAAACCGTTAAGCTCCAAATCCTTGGAGCAAGGCTATCTTCATCGTGATGATTTTGAATCGCCGTAGCTGCCATTTTGCAGGCTTCTCGACGTATCCAAAAAGCGAATACTTTCTTCATGTTATGTCGCGTCTTGCCGCCCCGTAAAAGCCGCAAGCTGGCATGATGCCCAAGGGGCACCCACCGGGGTTCCAAAGACTTTCGTCTCGCGATCTCGAGAATGGGAAAGGGACCGGGCGCTTGATTTGGCGCCGCGGTCCTAGTCACGGGAGGGTCATCGGGGAGCGATGCGCCCTACCCTATGTCATGAAAAAACCCGGCAGCCTGAACCACCGGGTTTCGCAGATGACGTGTACGATTTGAACGTACGGCGGGCACCCTATAACAGCTAGCTCGCGGCACCCGTTTTGCTGAGCTTCACCCTTAGACCTCTCAGGCAACGTCACCCTGCGGGATAAACTTTACGCAACTTTTGCGAGTCTAGCTTTTGCTAATGTTGCTGCCAGCTGAGCTTTTCGTTCCTCCGAAAGCTGCACCCTCTCCCTCCAAGGATTAAACCCCGTACGGAACGGCCAGCTTGGACAGTTTACAGAAACGCAGCGACGAACCTCTGCGGAGCTACCTGCACAGCAGTCGAGACACCGCGCTCGCAAAGCCTGTAAAATTGACAATGGCTGGAAGCCAAGTTCACGCAACTCGTCCTGAGACATTTTCCGGGGATCGCGACCAACCTTGACCGAGACCCCATCGATAACCTCGTCTTCCCAACCAATCTCGCGTTGCTTCTGTGATTTCATGTACTAGCCCTCATAAATTTACAGAGGACATCTAAAATCTTTAAGGGAAATTACAAGGCTGCCGGACGACACTCGCCCACCTAACCTAAGCTGTTGCAGCTTGGACTAAGTGTTCTGAGGAGACATAAACACGTCTCTGGCCGCCAAGTAGTTTCACTAAAACGCATATTCTCGAATCGTCGTCAAGTGTTTCAATTTCTCCGCAGAACTCAACCCACAAGCCTTTGCGTATGAGAACCTTATCGCCGACCTTGAATTTCGGCTCGGTATGTTCGCTTTTCATGTTTACAGTCCAAAGGCTTAACTCGAGTTGGCGGATTTGCATGATGCCGACGTGCGACGGGTCGTTGTGGCTGATCGTGGCCAGTTCACCGTTGGTTTTCAACAGCGCGCGCTCGCCGTAGGTCATGCCGGGCGCGGTGCGCAGCGATTCCCATCCGGTGCGGTGCGGCAGCACGAAGAGGTATCCAGGAAACATTGATTTGCTGCCGTCCTGAATGCGGCGGCGGCGATCCGTGAATTGTCTAGGCATGGTCGGCCTGTAGACCGTGTAGCCGCGAACCCTCAGGGCTTGTTTGGCCATATAGTCGAGGCCTGGCTGGGCAATTGCGACATGCCAGCGAAGGACTCCCTCTTGCGGAATGTTGTCCCAATGGATGGCGGTCATGAGTTCCCCTTGGATGGTTTCAGATTGCGCGTGGCGTCTTCGACGGTCAGCCGCTCGAACCAGGTTTCCCGAACGCCAAGCCGTTTTTTGATATCCGCAATCACGCGATCGCACTGGGCTTTGCGTTCGGCCATCTCGGCTTTCGGAATGACCGGCGCTGGCAATGCGGGTCGCTCGAGCTTTGCGCGTTCCCAAATTGGCTCGGTGTGGATTTCGCACCACTCGTGGACCTCACCGGCGTTGGGCCGGAATTTCTTGCACTCGCGCGCAATGCCGTGAACCGGCGAGCAGCATTGAACGGCAACCTCCCGCGGGAACTGCGAGAGCACCGTGGCGACATTCGCGATGTAGCCGTCAGGAAGATCGCTGCCAGTTGAGTAGGCTGATAGCATCCGCCCCACTTCCCGAAGAACTTCCGGCGGCGTCAGCCTGGCGTTCAAGCGCTGCGTCCAGCTCATCTGCGAGTTGGAACGCCCTCTCGGCAGGGTGCTGTCGATGGCCATTGATGCGACCTCCGTTTGAGGTTTCCTGGAAATTGCTGGTTGTCCAATTGCGCCATGCGGCGTCCCAATTCGCATACGCGCGATTGTGGGCTAGGGCGCTGTCCGTGAAGCGGGCGAACTCCGACGTAGTGCGGGCGTCATTCCAGCCACGGTCTCGGCCGCACTGCTTTCGCTCTTCGGTCAATCCGAAATCTTCGGGAATGGAGCGCTTCGCACTCACTGCGCGCTTGGCGCGCTTCCCCCCACTAGGGGGGGTAGGGGGGTTATCTTCCTTAGGTCCTAGATCCAAGGTCCTAGGTCCTAGGTCAGCATCGAGGGCTCGCGAATGTTCTCGAGGGCTCGCGAGGAGGAGAGTTGGCGGGGGCAGGCGGGACTTGCTAGGCCTATCTATTTTCTGATGTTTTTGCCAATTTATGATCTCAAGATATTGGGCATTTTCGGCGATGTACCGACGGATGCAGCCTTCTCGCTCCAACTCCCTCAGCCACCCCTCCATGAGGTCGCGCGCATCATCGTCGTACGGGTAGAGAAGACTCGCGAGCATTCGCGAGGATGCGCGAGCCCTTCCTTCGTCGTCCGCCTCTGTCCATAATTGTATGAATAAAAGCCTAGCGTCTCGAGATAGACGACCGATTGTTTCTGACTTCGGAAACTCAGGCTTTATGGTGCGGATGCGGGCCATCGATATTAGCGACCTAATCTTCTTGCCAGCGGGTTATGCGCTGGCGGACATGTGTTACTGCCAGTTTCGCCTGTTCCTCTATTTTGTCGCACTCGAAATTGAACTCCCCTACGAGTTTATGAAGAGAGGTTGGGATGTCGTTTTCTGTGCCGGTTATGGCAATCATTGCGTCTTTCCGGCAGTTATGGATTGCAGTAAAAAAATGCCTTTCCATAGCGTCAGGAAGGGTCATAATCCCGTTTCCAGCGGCCCTCTCAAACCGCATAATTCGCCAGGTATTTCCGTCTAGTGCTGTGATTTTGAATCTTCGATTCTGAGGCAATCCGGGATCTGCCCCTCCGCTATTCAAGCAATAGCGGAATCTGTTTCTGTCATCCTGATGCCGTCGATATTGAGGATCGGAAGGGGAGGAGCCAACGAGTGGCAATCTATCGCTTCCAGCCCAGGCATCTACATCGGCGACATCTATGATGATGCCGTCCTCCGCGATTGAACCGTCGCCAATGAAATTGGCATAAAAATTCAGAGCCAAATCTCGGTGCTTACGAACCTTCAGAATAGGCTTGTATGCCTTCCTCTTCCTGACGGTCCCTGGAAGCGGTGATGCGGAGGTGGTTTTGCGTTTCTTTACCACGTATAACCTCTTCAATTGCTGTTAGCATTGCGCGTGACGCTTCAATCTGTGGAATGAAAGAAGCTAAGCGAGCATCCTCAGACAAATGCTGATGCTGCTTGATGAAATGGAAAAGTTCCCCGCCAGATTTAACTACCGAACGAAGCGCCCATCCCAATTTCTCTCTACGTTCTCGAAAGACCGTGAACTGTTCTTCAAGAAGAAGACTTTCACGCTCTCGTTTCTCAATATTTTTCTGTCCTCTTATTGCCTCTGTAATAACGCTTGAGACGTACAACTTTACGCCTTCAGCAGTGATCTTTCCGCGATCGCCATGAAACCCGTTTACAGCAGATGAAGCACAGTCATCGACCATGCTTTTGGCGAGAGCAAAATGCTGATCAATCGGTATAAATCGTCGCCCTGAATCACTTGTCACAGCATTGCGAAAAGCCCGAAATTGATCATCGTTAGCGAACAATGAAACGCATGTTTCGTCGAAAATTCTAGGATAGGCCGCAGCGCTTGTTTCGGCAGCTTTAGAAGCCTTCTCAGCGGCTAACGATTTCTTTCCATGCTCTTTGAGAATATCGCTTTTCACATCAGAAATAATCTTGGCGTAAATTCCGGACGCCTTTAGCGAGGCAATTCCATCAACGATCTGTTGCTTATCTCGCGGCGATCTTTCCTCTTCGCCAGTCCCGAAGTAGCGCTGGATGATGCGCCAACCCAAACCATCACCAGATTCCAAACTCGTGCAGGTTCTTTCAAATGATCCCGGCCCCTGAAATGATTGAGCAATGTCTGGCACGTTGGCCGAAAATTCGGCCAACGTATGGCTTTCCAGCATTGTTTTAGCCAACCGCTTGGTGACTGCTCCGACTTCATTCATGATCGCCGCAGCTCTAACGCCAGCTTGGATGGCGTTTTCGCTCACCATTAGCCGGATCATGTCGTCTTCCGACATGTCACGGACATCAATATCTACGACGGAAAGTCCAGCTTTGCGGGCAGCCGCTATTCGATGGTGTCCGCAGGCTAACTCATACTCGCCACCTTTCACTTTCCGCGCCCGAACACCTCCGAAAAAACCATGACGGTTGATAGAATTTACAAGCTTATCTATCTGTCCCTCATCAAGCGGGTAGAGCTCCAAATCACGCCAAGGATTGGAGCGCAATTTGTTTAGCCGTATCTCTGTCATTGATTTTCAACCTCCCATATGTGCTGTCACAACAACCTCTCCTGCACTGTCATCCGCCACGACGGCACGTCCCTCGGCTCGCGCCGTATCCTCAGCCGGTACCGGTGCAGGCCGCGCTGGCCTGGCACGCGCTCCCTATCGACCGCGTGAGCACCGAACTTCGGCTTTCGGAAATCCCGCGTACGGGCGTTTATGGACGCCCAGCGATAGCCCGTGATGCGTTCCAGCTCTTCTGGCGTATGCCACTGCTCGTCCGCCATTGCGGCCCACACACGGGCATATTGGCTCCGCAGGCGGTCACCATCGAGTGCCTCGTCATAGGTTTCGCCATCGAAGGTCTGGGTCATGGGTCACGCCGCTATCCGCAGTCGCCTGAATGCGTCTTCCGACATCGACCGTTTCAGGTGGCAGCGGCAGTACGCCAGGCCGCCACCGACGTTAGGATCGCCGCAGAAGAAATACTGGCCCCCTCGTGACGGCGCATTGAGCGGCCATCGGCATTGCGTTGGCTCAAGGTCCAGCAATGCCACGCCTGTGCCATCGACGTAGGCTTCTTCCTTGATGGGATCGGCCTTGAATTCCGGCGGCTCTTCCTTGCGTTTTGGCATGATGGTGATCTCCCGGTTTTTCTGAACAGGCTTAGCTGCCTTATTTGAAGATCCTGGCCAGCCGGGCGCACGAGGAGTCAGCCCCAACCTATGAACGCGTCCAGCTACAGCATTTCGGGTGCGCCCTACCTCAGCCGCTATGAAAGACAAGGTAACCCCCTCGGCCCACCTAACCTTGAGGAGATCATCTTCGGTCGTCACCCATAGCCGCGGTTGACTCCATGGTTCCGGCGCAAATTCGAAATTCATTTCTGCGTCTCCGCCAGCATTCTGATTATCTTTGACCTGATGCCCTGCAATGACTTACCCAAAGCCAATGCGATCTCCCGAACCGGAGCGCCGGACGACCTCATCTGCTTGAGTTTTTCAACTTGTTCTGAGGTGTACTTCTCTCGCGGCCCTTGCGCGCTGCGAGGCTCATCCGCAATAGACCCGTCCAACATAATCTCAATTCTTGAGATGGCTTCTATGGTTGCTGGCTCTTTCTGAAGACGAATTATCGACTCAATGGCCCGCACACCACTAATGATCGTAGTGTGGTCACACCTGTTAAACTTGCTAGCTATTTGATGGTAGGAACACCGCGTGAGTTTGCGGCACAGGTAGAATGCAACATGCCTTGGCCTAACAAATCTATAACTCCTATTCTCTGATAGGATACCCCGCATATCTACGTTGAAGTATCTTGAGGTTTGCCGCAATATTTCATGCATTCTGCCGTGTTTTATGATGACATTTGGCAGTTGCACCGGAGGTGCAGACTGAAATGCAGGCTTAGCCTTACGCTTCTTTTCAGGTGGCTTAGGTGGCAATATTGGCTTGCTATCGATACTTTCCATCCCTGCCAATCGGCGTCTATGCCCTTCCATAACGCGACGCTTGACCTCTTCAGCCGTCTTGCAATCGTCTTTAACTGCCAGCCAAACCATTTTCCCTCCTTATTCCTTCGGACATATCTCGACACGGCACATGCCACTCTGAATTCCAGGCCCAAACTCGATAATTTGCTTGCGGCAATCACGATCGTTGCCGATCGCCATTATCCGCTCCAAATAATCCTCAAGGACTTTCATCCTGTTTCCGCAGTCATATTTGCCAGCATCCTGCTCCGGCCAAATGATGTGGATGACATACAGTCCCTTGAATACCGGCAGGGGCTTTGGCCATGACCCGCAAACCATCAGCACATAAGGATCAGCTTTCTGGATCCATTTCTGCACGGATGGAGAGCGATTCCCGAGCTTGCGCATCATGGTGTTCACGCTCGGTGGGAGCGGTAGGTCCAACACCAATCGCCGCGTTGGCATCTTCATCATGATGCCGTGCCGATCGCTCGGGTGAAAATGCTCGTCGGTGAGGCGCGCCACCTCCCAACCATCGAGGAGGTGGTGCCCTATCTCAGAATAGGGCACCCTCTTGTAGGCGCCATCCAGCAGACCGCGTTGGTCTGCTGGAAAGATTGCGAGAGGATCGCTCATCTCGCGCTATTCCTACGAATCAGGGAGAAACCCAGCAGGCAAAGGCGCAGGCACGTCCTTCTCGGCAAGAGCCTGATAACGAGCAATAATTCTCCGACAAGCCTCAATATCCGCCCGATACATCTCAGGGTCCACCGACTCCAGGTAACGGGCGTCTGCGTGGAGTCGCAAAATGAGCTCGCTATCATTTTCTGAATCCTTTCTCTGCGCGGCAGCCTCCAGCTTCAATCTGGTTTTCCTGCTAAGCCGCCATTCCTCATAAAATGCTGCATATGCTTGGCGCACGCTTATCCCCGCGGTCTTTGCTACGCGCGCCAACCAAGCTTTTCGATTTTCATTGTGTTGGAGATAGCCGCCTATCCTGGCGACCAACTCTCTCCCGTAACGATTTTGCATAGTTTCTCTCCATGGAGCCTGAGTACCGTTGGTTCATGGGGAGACGGGATTGTGCTTACTGGAAACCCCCCCGCTCCTTTGTGTTGGACTCGGCCGCGCTGGAACGCGGAACGTCCTTTTTGTGGGTCGATTTCGGGATGAGTAACAATGGAAATACCAACAGCAATTATTGTGGATTTGGAGCGCCTCCTTTCCATGTTGGACGCGCGAGCCGAAAGGCAGAACGTCGTGTACTTGGAACTGGAAAGGGCAAAGCGGGCGGCGGAACTTGCACGGAAATCCACTCCGTGCGGTGCTCAACACCGCCCGCTAACCGGCCCCGATCGGGAGAAACAAACCGGGCCGGATTGGGAAGAGTGACGGCGGCTGACATCCGGGACCAGTGAAGGCCGGGCCATGTGGGCCGCCGTCTATCGGCCGATGTGCACTCCGGCAGATCGCCTGTGCACCGGGAATCGCGCGAGAGACCCTCGGCCGACCTGGAAAGAGTGACGGCGGTAGGGCGCTCCGAGTTTACGGGCTCTGCTTGCTGCCGCCGTCTATCAGCAGGGGAGCTTGTGGGTTCACCTGCTGAACTAGGGTTGTGGCATACAACCTTGCCACAATCTTTGCTAGATTTTTGATTGACAATCTGTGACGGGAGGATGAAAAGATGACGGAGGGTGGGCGAGAATGAATTTTTTCTATGGCAGCGGGAGGGGCAATGTCTGCCACTATTCTGCGGTTCCCACGTCATGGCACTGCCTCGCCAAGCTCGGCGAGCACTCGCCTTACCAAGGTTTTAGACGATCCATTTGATGGAATTCCGAAGGCTTCCCAACGGGATACGACGGACTGGACAACGCCAAATCGTTTAGCGAATTCCGCCTGGCTCTCGCCAAGCTTCTCGCGTGCTTCTCGGATGACTTCGCCTGTGATCATTCCGATAGTATGCAAAAGGCATACGAGCGATGTCAATGCCAAACGCATACGGCTCGTCAAAATAATGAGTCGTATGTCAGAACCTCACGAACGGCTAAAGGAAGCGCGCTCAAAATCCTTTGAGGAGGCGGCCGACGCAGCGCGATCTATGGGCGTCAATCTGCAGACGTACTACGCCCACGAAAACGGCCGACGCGGCTTTAGAGCCCCGAGCGCACTCAAATACGCCACCAAATTCCGGGTTAACGTAGACTGGCTACTGTATAACAGAGGTCCACGCGATCGCGCCGCATCACCATTGGACGGCATCGACGATCTTCCCCCGGAAGGCCAAGAACTCGTTGCAGAATATATCGAGATGCTGCGGCTGAAATATCAGCGCCGGCGAGCATAAAATTCACACTGGATAAAAAATTTCCTCTCATCGTATGCTTTTTGCATTGACGGGTGTATGCGTTTAGCATAATGCTATCTCCTGCAAGACGGGAGACGCAAATGACCAACAAGAAATGCGACTGGTGCGAGCAGGCTGATCGGCCGCTGGCCAAATACAGTGCAGAGCCGCATATCGCTCCCCATCGATTTTTTTGCTCGCTCGAATGCAGCAATTCATATCACGGCAGCATCGGCCGCATTCAGTTCGCCAGCGCGGGCGCCAAACGGGAGCGCTGAGATGATCCCCTTCGAAGAACAGGAAGAAATCCGCCGGCTCGCATCGAATGCGTTCAATTACGGCGAAGGAGAAGCTAACGCCATAATTGAAGGGCGCGACTTCGACCGCCTGCCCTATTCGCACCGTGCCCGCTGGTTGCGCTCCGAGGCCATGCGCATCGGCAGCATTCAGTTCGCCAGCGCCGACGCACGGAGGGTGAAATGACTAAAGAACAGGCCCTCTACTTCATCAACCAGGAATTGTCTCGCATCGAGATGATCAAGCTCCGTTCTGATCTCACCGACGAACAGAAGCTTGAAGCAGTCCGCATCGGCCAGCTGCAGTTTGTATCTGCCGGCGCAAGGCGAGAGCTCTACGAGCTGGACGGCGACGGTGCTGGCGACGAATGACCTACAGCCACGGCGAGCGCCCGCTGTTCATGGTCCGGCTTGGTTGGCGCGTAGCCAAGCTAAAGCACCTCCTCCGGAGGATATTCAGGAACGCCAATGCCTAGCCCCACGGGCTGAACCCCGAATGAGCGTGGGGATCGTAGCTCTGCAGGGACAGCAAAGGAGACACACACCAATGATAAATCTTGGTATTTCCTACAATAAATTGCTTACGGCAGGAGTCGCCGCGGTGCTCACCGCTGGCATCCTGGCTATCGCAGACGCGCGAACTAGCGCCACGCGATGCAATGACAAGGGGTTCTTCGCTGATCACCCGCGTAGGTGCACTCAGTGGTTTGAATTCGGCATCTGGCGGCACGTAACGCACTTGGCGCATGCAGTGCACCATCCGCGGCCGCACATCGAGTTTCCGCCGGTCCAGAGTTTCGAGATGACAGATCAGTCCGTCACTGTCAGGCGTGATCCGCAGGCTTCCAACGATTTCAGACCCGACCAATACATTGCCCTACAGACGGCCGAGGATATGGTTCGCTCTGCCGCTCCGTACGGCTTTGCTGGTACAGGCTGGTCCATATCCATATTCGACATGGGACGCAAACACCCGCCGCTGTACGCTCCGACCGTTCGCAAGACTGCAGCGGTTGCCCCGCCTCAGCTTCATCCATCAGAGAGCGGCGGCGGTTACTACAACGCTCACCCACAGCCCCGTATTGACAAGTGATTTCAGTTTCTGGGTCGGGAGTGTCGCGACCCAGAGGCGGGAAACATGGGAACACCAAATGACCATGCTCATCATCGGCATAATCATCGGCCAACTAGTGTTAGGCTTTTACATCATCATGGCAAACGCAGGGGCTGACGAATGACAGACCGCGAAATGCTTGAGCTGTGCATGGACGCCTTTAAGGCTCTTCCTACAGCTACAACAAGCAAAGTTTTCATAAAGAAATATGGATTCAAAGACGCCGAAGTCGTCTATGGCGGAACTGCATCCTACAAACTCGCCAAGTCTATGTACCGACGTCTTCGTGAGCATTTGGGAGTGCAAGAATGATCTCCTCCTACACATGCTGGCTTCTCCAACCACACCCGAGGATTCCAATGATCGAACCAGAATTCATGGAACACATTGAGCTGTCGGGCGAATTACACGCCATAGCCTTGTCAGAGCCAGATCAGCACAAGGCTGACGTCATCGACGCGGCGTCCATCATGGTCCTGCGAGATCAGGAAACCATCGACATGCTGCGCGCCGAGCTGAAGGCTTTGCAGGAGTTGAGGCAATAACCGTCATGGCGAGCAATTCATTCAAGCGATTTGGCATCGACCATCTTAGCCCATCGTCGCTCAATCTATGGCGAGCGCAACCTGGCTGGTGGGTGCAACGCTATATCAGGCGGATCAAAGACGAAGACAATGCCGCCATGGCAAGAGGAAAGGCGGTTGAGAACGGGCTGGAAGTTTATCTTAGGTCTGGCGTGCTAGGCGTTGCCGTCGGTGCAGCCCTAGAAACTTACAAAATGAATTATAATGGCGCTCCCGATCTGGAGCAGGAATCATTGATCCAGCCGATGCTGCGCACTCTTCGGATGTGGATGCCGCCATCAGGATTGAATGCGACGCAAATCAAGATCGAGCATTGGCTTGACCCGATTCCGGTCCCTCTTATCGGCTTTGTGGATTTTGGCTTCGACGGAATCGACATCGATCTGAAGACCACAAAAGCGTGTCCGTCATCTCCGCGCGCCGACCATATACGTCAGGTCTCTCTATACCGTGCCGCCAGAGGGCGGTGGGGTGGGCTGCTGTACGTCACAGACAAGCGGCATGCCTATTACGAGGTGACCGACGAAATGATGGAGATCGGTCTCAAAGATCTGAGATCGGCCGCGCTGTCGCTAAACAATTTCCTGGCCCGATGCGATACGGCGGATGACGCCGTCAAGTCGCTACCGCTGGACTGGGACAGTTTCTATGCACCAAAGAATAAGGAGCTCGTAGCATGAACCAGCTTGTCAAGTCAGACGCCTTTGAGAATGCTCTCGTCAATGGAGATCTGGAAAAGCTAACGTCAGAACAACGTCTTGAGTACTACAAAACGGTCTGTGATTCAGTCGGGCTTAACCCATTCACTAGGCCTTTTGAGTACATCAAACTTAACGGCAAGCTCACGCTCTACGCCAAGCGTGACGCTGCCGACCAGCTGCGCAAGCTCAACCACATTTCGCTTCAGGTCGTTTCCCAAAGCGTATCCGACGGAATGCTAACTGTTCTTGTGCGCGCCACAGATAGACATGGGAGAACCGATGAAGACCTCGGTGTAGTGCCATTCCCGACCGGATTGGCTGGCGAAGCGCGTGCTAACGCCGTACTGAAAGCTGTCACCAAAGCGAAGCGTCGGGTAACGCTGTCCATCAGCGGACTGGGATTTCTCGATGAAACAGAAGTGGAGACTATACCAGAGATCAGGCGACAGACACCGCGTGACCCAGCCACTGGAGAACGAAAGGCGTTAATGCCGCCTCATGATCCGGAGACTGGCGAAGTCCTTGAATCCGGCATTCCCGACTTTCTCGATCGTCGTTCACCTGCGACTAAGCCCGCGGGTGAGTCCGCGCCCTCTCAGGTTCCCCCAGCAACCCACCCTGAGAGCGGCGCTGACAATGACGAGAGCAGGGCAATGTTCGTTCATTCAACCGAAGATCATATTCAAAGTTTTGATGACGCCAAAGAATTGGCTGACTGGTGGAAATCTACCGAACAGAAAAGGGCTCGCCGAGATTTCGGGTTGAACACTGCTGAAGTCGATCACCTTGTAGAATTGGTCAAGGCTAGGCACGGAATCCTGACCAATGGGGGGAACGGGAAATGAGTGCTCCCTACGCCCCTTATGACCTTGACGAAACGACAGAGGAAACTCGGTACGCACAGCCGCAGTACCGTAAGCCGGAGGAGCAGGCTTGCGTCGATATGATCCGCCGCATGCGCTACGACACATACAAGCAGGAGCTGCCGAGCGGGTCGAAGATGTTTCCTGTGCCTGCGGTAAGACCAGCACCCGTAGTGCCGATGAGACCGCTAGAGATCATCGCGCACCACATTCGCACGATGCCTTTTGGGGATGTGGTGGCCATGGCTGAGGAGATTGGCACGGATCCAAGCAAGCTATGGGAGTGGGCAAACAAGCCATGACCGACAAGCCAGAAATGAAAGCCTTCACCCTTGTATTCGAGGGTGACATCAGAGCTTTCACGAATAACCCTCTGAACACTGAGACCATCTACGGCATTCTATATGCCGTAGCAGCCTTTGATGCCCTTGAAAGGCTAGATGAACTTATGGACCTTAAGAAATGACCGACGCTCCCCGCTACATGAAATATCCCGTTATCTGGCTGCAACCACCTTGTGAGAGCTGCGACGAGGACCGCTTGTGGTGCCAAGACAATGTCTGGCCAGAAGGCTGTGACGAATGCGGGGCGATGCCAGTCAAATATGTCCTTGCGCAAGATCAGCCAGAAAGACCTGAACCAGAGCAGGAAGAAGATGAGTGACGCGCCCCGCTATATGAACTTGCCGGTGTCGGACTGCGGTTGCTTCAGCGGAGGGTATTTTGACGATAGGATAGAGCCTCCTGAAATGCCGCCTGGCAAAGTCCCTCCGAAGCATGCAGTTCTCATCTGGTATGAGAATGAAGACATTGCTCGCGAAGCAATAAGCGCTGTTATTGAGGCCCATTGGAAATGAGCGCAAACGACGAAATGCACTGGTTACTTAAAGCCGCGAAGGTAAGTGGGACTCTATCCATAGCGATTATGGCTCTGCAGATTATCGCTTATAATCCGGATAAATTTTTAATTTGGCTTTTTGTGGCTGCCACTGCAGCGTTGCAGGTTTGGACATGACCACCGCGCCCCGCTACATGAGCTTGGAGACGCTGGCGACCGCCTTGGACGTTGGTGAATCCACCATTGAAGCATGGGTTGGCCAGGGCAAATTCCCGGCACCGAAGCGGGTGGGTCCCAACGGCATGAGACGCTGGTCATGGGCTGAGGTGCAGCGCACAATAGAAGGACCGCAGGATAATGCGGCCGTAAATATAGGGGAGAGGATTCGCAATGCCACGCGGGAGGAAGTCTTACGGCGGGACCAGCGGAGAGGTGTTCGCCAGCGTGATCAACGCGTATCTGGACTCACCAAAATTTCAGGGGTTGGCGACGAATACCCAGAGAAGTTACCGCCGAGCCCTCTTGCTGGCTGAGCATATGGATGGTCTAGGCGGCGTTCCTGTCGATGAAATGCGGCCAGCATTGGTGCAGGCCTTTCTGGACGCCATGGCGGACCGCCCAGCTGCGCAGCAAAAAGCCAAACGCGTTCTGAAGGCGCTAGAGAGCTGGGCGATCGTACGGGATTTGCTGCCGCGGTCAATCACACAGGGGACTGAGGCGCCAGGATCAGACGGAGGACATGAGCCATGGTCAGACGAGCAAGTTGCTTTCGCACAGGACAACTGTGCCCCTTTCCTGTCGCGTGCGATATGTATGGCTGCCAATACCGGACAACGAGGCAGCGATCTAGTCCGGATGCGCTGGACCGACATCGAGACGATCAACGGCCGTCCGGGGATCAATGTGACCCAGCTCAAGACGGGGTTGCGCCTGTGGGTGCCGTTCACGCAGGCACTGATAAGCCGGATTGAGACATGGGAGCGCCGGCCAGGCTTTATCCTCGTGCGCCCAGATGGAACACCGTATGTGCGGGATATGCTCACCAAGGCATGGTACTGGGAGAGGGTCCGCAACCCGGTGCTCGAACCGCTTCGTCACCTGCACCTGCACGGACTGCGCGCCACAGCCGTAGTCAGGCTGCGCCGGGCCGGCGTCAGCATAGCCCAGATTTGTGACGTGGTGGGGATGTCGCAGCAGATGGTCGCGAGGTATTGCAGGCTAAGCGACCAGAGAGCGAACGCGCTGGCTGCTATGGAGCAATTGGAGGGGCGCGTTATCAAGCTGGAGAGGGATAGGAAATGATGCAGGTCAGGCCAGAGGAAACACAGCACTGGAAAATGGGATATAATCAAGCGTGGGAAGAGGCGTCACGAGATATAGACCGCCTCCGCGCGGAGAATGCGGAGCTGCGACACCGGCTTATTCATTGCCTAACATGCGAATTAGAAGAGCATGAAATAGCAGAATATCGCAATTATCTAGATAAAACCGCGAACGAGACGGAGGGGAAATGAACGATTTGATTGAGCGGCTGCTAAACCCGCGCAGCTTTGACCATGAGGCGTTGCGAAAGGAAGCCGCCGCCCACATCCGGGAGCTGGAGGAAGAACTAGACCGCCTCCGCGCGGAGAAGGCGGAGCTAATATCTCGCATCTCTAGCTTAGAGAAAACTATGGCTATCTATGTTGATCCATTCGCTTGGAAAGAGCAGCATGATCCTGAAAATTCTCTATTCGTGCCAGACCATTACGAAGTCAGCGGATTTGGAGATATGGCCAAATTTGTGCTGGCCAAGACCGCGAACGAGACAGAGGGGAAATGAGCGAATACAGCCTAGAACCAATGACGCAAGGGGAAGAAATATCCCACCTCAAAGGTGAACTGGACCGCCTCCGCGCCTCTCTGCGTGATCATATCGTTAGGAACGGAGAGCTACGGGAGGCGCTGGAAGACTTGCTCAACCTTAAACAGGGTTGCCATGAGAGGGCCGAAGACCTTCTCGCCAAGGCGAACGAGACGGAGGGGAAATGAGCTGGTTCAAGCATCGCCACTATTGGCGAGAGAAAACCGGATACCAGAACGGGATTACCGGTGGACTTATCGTCGAAGATTGCACTTGCGGCGCTGTGCGTACCATTGAGTTCCAGCCAGGTAGTGCACCGGTTGTGCGTGTGACAGAACCGAACAAGCCGGAGGGGAAATGATGTGCCAAAACGACATGGCAAGGGCGCTCAAGGCTGAAGCGGAATGCGACCGCCTGCGCACGGAGAATGCAGAGCTAAAAGCTGAAATCGAGCGATGGGACGAGACCGACCCTCTAGTCAACAAGAGGCTAAAGGAAGACCTGCGCGAGATTCTCACGCTCCGCGCCGAGAAGGCGCTTCTGGTAGAAGAATGTCTATCGCATGCCGAAATTGCTGAATCTGAGTACAATTTTGGATTCGCTCAAACCCTCCGGGAAATAGCAGCTCTCGCCAAGACCAGATCGAACGATCCGGAAACAGAGCCATACGAACCGCCGCCTTATGATTGGGGAAAAGATAAAATTCCTGAATGATTTCAACTATGGCTGGTCCTCGGCTGGGATCAGGCAAGCAGAAAAACATCAAAGGAGTCAATGACTTGGAGAAAAAGGTAAAAAATGAACCCACCCAGAATAGGCTA